GGTTGCCGCTGACTGATCTCCGGTATTGGTTGCCGCTGACTGATTTCCGGTATTGGTTGCTTTATCATTTTCCCAATCAACTTGCTCTTTTATATACTCAACGCCAGCTTTGATAATTCCGGCAATTCCAATTTCTGCTTTCACGGAAATTTTCTTCCCAACTCTCTTACTATCATCATGTGATTTCTGATCGTTCGCTTCAAGATCAACTTCACAATATCTGGAATCTGAAGGAGGATAATAATTAAATACATCCATCGGGTATTCGCAAGCATGGAATCCATAACTACAAATGTTTGCTTTTTCTTCTGTGTATTCTTTTCCAATTTCATACTGGAAATCTCTACACTTTAAGTCTTTGTCAAAGCCTTTAAAACATTTCATTTTTCCTTTTCCTCCTTCGATTCTTCTACATCAAGTCCAAGCATTCTAAATGCCATATCCTTTGTGAAATCATAATCTCTCACATTATTCGCCCATGCTTCAAACGCCTTTAATCTTCCAACCAGAAGTGCATACTCTTCATTGACATTCTCTGGAATATAATCTGTACTCTTATTTTCTCCCATGTTTATCCTCCTTATCATTCTGACCGAATAATGCTGCATACGCTGCACCAACCAACATTCCTGCTAATTCAGGCTTTTTCATAGCTTCTCCAACAGCTTCCATAAACTTCTTGTCAAGCTCTTCTTCACTCAAAAGTCCTCGTTCAAAAACCTCTCTAAGCTGCTCGTTTACTTCTTCCTCTTTTCCACCATCTTTCATAAACATCTCTTTGATTCTGTAAGTAATGACTGCGTACTCTGCAAGAATATCAATACCTTTACCAGAAATTTCAACTAAGCCTTTATCAAATTTAATCATGTTGTTTTTCCTCCATGTTTTCTTTTATTTTCCCCTTCTGAATGGTATAATGTTCACAGAAGGGAGGTGTTAAAATGTTTCTACAAATAAAAGTTTCTTGTAACTGTCGTTGTAGCTACTACTTGAATGAAGCAATAAGTGCGGATAAAATTTCGTGTCCAAACTGTGGCAAAGAACATCCGTATTCAAAAGAAATTCTTTCAATGCTTCACACTGCAAAAGAAATTCAAGATGTAACTGACAGCACAGATGCTTTAGGTGTTAATACCATTAGTACCACTGTTATTCCTTTGGTGTAATATATGAAGCTCCTTCAACGACCAACTTCATAAATTCCAAAAAACCTTTTGCTTCGGTAACGGACAGATGGCATTCGGCAATTTCATCCTTTACCTTTTTGTAAAGTTCATCTGCTTTCTGTCCGTTTCTTCTTCTGAACTCTAAATATTTCTGTCCCTCATAACTTGACAACTTTTGATTTAAATATTCTTCAACATTCATTATGTTTTTCCTCCCCTAACTTGCCATTTCATTTCCCAAAAACTTGTTAATAAAATACAGTTGTCCTTTTCCAGTAACTTTTGTGGTTCTCGTTACTCTGACACTTCCGTCTGGATTCTGAACACTGGATTCCTTAACTTCAAATAGCCCTTGTTCAATGTATCTCTGCATTGGCATATTGTAACTTGCACCAGACTTCATCAGATATCCGTTTTCTCGCATCCACTGGAATAATCTCTTCTGTCCTGTCTGGACACCGTTCTGGCAAATTAACTTTGCAAGATCACCAATAAGGATTGAAGTGTGGCTAGTTGATACCGCATCAGCAAAAATTGTCTTTGGTCTGTCGGCTTCGATTTTCTCCACAAGAGACTTATTTGTATCTTTCAGTTTCGCAATGGTCTGGTCTGCCATCTTTAATGCTCTGGCAAATATCTGTTCTGGAGTATTCCAGGCTTTCTCCAAATCAATAAGGCATTGCCGGCATTCTCTTCCTTTATCAGTTCTACTCATAAGACAGATGTGTTTTGCCATGTCTACTGATAAAAAATAATCTTGTATTTCTCTGTGTGCTCCATTGTTTACAACCGTACCCGAAAGTACACTTGTAAAATCCTCGTTTTCTACAAACCCTTGTGAGTTTGTCTCAAACCACGCAGAAAATCTTTTGCTGACTTCAAGTGCCTTATAAAGCTCTCTTGCCGATACCGTAGGCTGTTCGCCGTCATAATTAATTGGTATTAATTCGTTCATTAGTCTCCTTTCTGTGATATAGTCTCCTTTAGGAAGGAGGTGTTAATTTGAAAAGCTTTGATGATTTTTAAAAAACTGTTGACATGGAAAAACTAATCACCCCAACAGTTAGCACGATCGAAAATACAGATAATTTTGTAACTGTCATTACTGGATTATCTACCTCGATTGCCGTTAATCTTCTACGTCAGTATCACGAATGGATTTCTGAACAGCAGAAGTAATTCCATCAAAAACGCATTCTGAAACAGTCTTTCCATCAATTTTTGCTTTAAAAGTTTGATTTGCTTCAGATGCATTCAGTATTGTTCTCATAACATAGAGTACATCATCGAAGGAAAACTTTACTTTGCAAATTATTCCGCTTTTTTTAAATTCAAGTTCTGTAATTGATTTCTTATCGAAAGAAATTTCTTCATACATTTCAAACGGCATATGTAACACTGTTCCGTTTTTGAATTTCACAATAGTTTCGCCAGGAATATTCACCACCTTACCTTTCTTGCATTGAAAATATTTTTCCTATGTGTTAAAATTATTTCATACCCAAATAATGGGCAATGAAAGGAGTTGTTTGCTTTGACCCAACTTTTGAATTTGCCCTGTTCCTTATTGTAGGTCGCAAGCAGAGTAACCTGCGTTACCAAAGACCGTTAAGCAATTTTACTTTTATAGGTAAAATTCCTACATTCGCCAACTAATGGGCAGCTAATCTTTTTTTACTCAATCGCAGAACTAAAACTGCGTAAGTGGCGAAGTGTTTCAAGAAACATTTGGTGCTGCTTATGTGACTGAACAAGTGCGTTCCGTCTGCAAAACACATAAGGTAAACAAATTTAGGCAAAAACTGATAGGACAGCACTCCTGTCAGTTTTTTTGCTATTCTTCTTTAAACAGATATTCCAGATCATATTCTGGAAAAAGCTCTTTTTTAGAAAGGACTGCTTCTGGATATGTAAAAGGTGTTTTCCCCTTTATCTTGTTTTGAATAGTCCTTTCATCAACACTAAGAACCTTTGCAAACGCTCTGATTGTAATTCCTTTGTCATCAAGAGCTTTTTTTAAATGAATTAACATTAATGCCTCCTGTCGCACTATTGCGACTACTGTGTAAAAAAAATATCTATTGCTTCTTCCCTGCTTAAAGGAACTGCGCTTACAATTCCGTGAATTTCACCAATTGTAAACTTCTCTCCACCATCTTTCAGTTTGCGGTAAAAAGTGCTTCTATCCATACCAATTGCGCTTGCAACAGCTTCTTGTGTGTTTCCATGTTCAACAATTTTACCTTTAAGCCTTGCTATATTTACAACCACAAGCGTTACCTCCTTTCTAGTAGCATTAATGCGACTTTGTGATTATATATTACCTCTTGCAGTCGCATTTGTCAATATAAAAATTCGCATTTTTGCAATTATTTTTGTTGCATTTTCGCAACATTAATGATATTATATATTTCAGAAAGGAGGTGTACAAAATGTCGAAAACTGGCGAACAAATAAAAAAGAGAAGAAAACAGCTTGGTATGAGCGCTGATGAACTTGCTGAAAAGTTGGGCGTATCAAGATCTACTATATTTAGATATGAAAAAGGAGATATTGACAAGGTACCAGCAGAATATGCAAAGCCATTGGCGGATGCGCTCTGCACTACTCCAGCATATTTGATGGGATGGGAAGATAATTTAGAAACCGAAACAGATTTTATCCCAAAACTTATGATTGACACAATATCTGTAGAACATGTTAAGCTGTTGCTTGAACTGAGTGACACTGATAAAAAGAGTGTTTTCGACATGATTGAATTTCTTTACAAAAAGAGCAGGGATTAATCTCCCTGCTTTTTTTAATAGCCCCATTGTTTTTTAAATGAAATAATCATGTTATACAAAAACTTCATAAACTTTTCGCTATGTATATTTTCAAGCATCTCAATAATTTCTTTCTTGTAATCCACGTAAATCCCTCCCAATATTGCAAACATATGTTCTTATTTATTAAATTATATCATGTTTTCATAACCATATACTGGGATAGAATTGTTTCCGCTTAAATCTTTCCTAGGAAGCTGGTTTCTTCTAATTTTTTGATGAATTATAAGTTTTTTTGTGTAAATATTGTGATTTTTGCTTTTCCAAATCGTAATAATAATAGATAGAAATAAAGGGGCTGGATGCTTGTCTGCGAGGGATTTATAGCGTTCATGAACAACCTGTTTTACCTCTGCTTTTGCAGTTTCGATAGTTTTATTCCTCCCAAAGATAATACTACGATCCAGGCGGAAGTAAACGTATTGAATCAAGAACGCCTGCACGAATATCAGTATAAACACAATTATGATTTTTTTATGTTTCTCCATGAATCCATCCCCTTTACACTATCATCTTAATGTATTACAATAACATTGTATCAAAAAATATACAATCACACAGGAAATGGCGAAATTAGCACCTCTGGTGGCGAATTTTACGTGAAAAGAGATGATTTGAATGAGAATTGCAATATGTGATGATAGCGAAATCCAGATTGATATATTTATGCATCGGATTAATAATTTTCTCAAACGAAATGGTGATATAAAAGCATTGATTACTCCGTATGATAAAGGGCAGCCGCTTATTGATGATGTGGCAGATGGCGAGTGGTATGATATTGTGGTTTTGGATATCGTTTTGAAAGAAGAAAATGGAATTGAAGTCGCAAAGGAATTGAGATTAAATGGCTATAATGGAAATATTATTTTCTGGACAGCCCACAAAGAGTATGTTTTTGAAGCTCTTGATATACTCCCGGTACACTATATCATAAAAGGTTCTGAAAACGGCAGAATGTATAGTGCTTTCAATCATGCTCTGGAACATATCAGCAAAAGCACTCTTATGATAAAAGGAAAAGACTTTATTCATCGGGTGGAATTTCAAAATATCGAATATATTGAGAGCCGAAACAAATACATCATTATTCACTGCACTTGCGGTATAGTTTATACGGAACGATGTAAACTGTCTGATATTGAAGAATTACTGGATTCCAGATTCTTGAGGTGCCACCAGAGCTACTTAATAAACATGGATGAGGTAAAAGAAATAAACACTTCGTTCCTTATGTTTTCTGGGGATACTGTGCCTATCAGAAGAAAAGACTTTGCAAAAATAAAAAACGAATTTGAAGAATATACAACATTTAAGTAGCTCCCGGGAAAACCCCGGGAGTGTTATTATTTCAGTAATTCGTTGACTTTTTTCTGCACTTCTGCGTAGTTGTAGCCGGCAGCTTCCAGGCGGTCTCGTCTATCTTGTCCGTTCCCCCACTCGCCGTTAATTACCTCTTTTGCTACCTTGGCTACACTTTTCTTTGCTGTTACGGAATACACCGCTTTTCCATTCCAGTCAAAAACAGAGTAACCAGCTTTGCAAGCCTTTTTCGCATTTTTCAGTGACTTGTACGCCCCGATCTGGCTCTTGGAATCCTTCCAGGTCTTACGGACACGGTAATACTTATCAACCTTTACAGTCGGCTTTGTGGTTGGTACTGTCACGGTTTTGCTGGAAATAAGCTTCTTGAATCTATCCCAGTCGCCCTTTGCACGGATAACGGATGGACAATTCTTAGCACACACATCGTAATGCTGCACTACTCGGATTGCTGGGATTCCGTATTTCTTCATAAGCTGCTTGCACACATCAACGGTATTCTGGAATGCTTTTTCGTAGTTATATCCAGCATTCATGCACATTTCAATTCCAATAGAGTTGTGATTGTTTACAGTTCCAAAAAGCTTACCGCCGTAATTTACTCCAACGTGCCAAGCTCCACGATTATATGGCAAGGCTTGGTATGCTGACTTATCGTCAACGAATACATGGGCTGAATAGCCGTGAAAATTGCCGTTATGCTGTGCTGTGGCGTGTGCCTTAGCGTCTGCTGTCTTGGCGATATTATCTGTATTGTGGATGACAATATACCGAGGTGTTTGTCCTGCGTAGCTGTTGTTGTTGCTGATTAATGAGGTATTGATATTCATGTATGTTCTCCTTTCATATATGTGCTTTATTAATTAACTTCATTTCAACATCTGAATTTCAGGCGCTCAAATGAAAATAATTAGTCGAATAAACACGAAAAGTAATCTGAAAGGAACTTATCAGACAAACGTACATTTTAATGTAACTGGAAATTATGTTGGATGCCCTTTTATTCCAATTTCTAATGCCAATTTATATAATATTGAAATTACGGATATTACTGTTTTTGGAGGGGCAGATAAAGCATCATTTGCGTGGACAATAGCAAAAAGCAAATTAGGAATCAATATTCAAATTGGTAATTCCGATGCAGCATATTATTTTGGCACTGCACATCCAAACAGGCTTTGGACATTGACAATCAAGATTTCTTAATTACTTTATACCGTATACCGTAATTTGTCTTGCTGCTCCACCTATATATAACGCTATTTGTGTATCGCTATTATAACTTGCGTAACATTTTACAGTGTCATGCTCATTTAACATAGCTGTTCGATTTGTACTATTGCAAGATTTAAATATTGTATATGGATAAATTGCAGGCGGAAATTGAGACATATTTCCATCATTGATGCAAAAAATAATAAATCTAAATTGAGACATAGCAGGAACATTAAATGCAATCCAAGCTCCGGTTGTGGTAGTAGCAACTAATTGCGTAATAGGAGCTGTTATCTTCGTGTTTTGCTGATTTCTAACACAAAAAAACTTTCTCCTGATAATTTTATCAGTGGGCATAGCTTTAACTCCGGAGCTTTCCCCGGAGTGGTCTTCTCTATCTCTTTATGCTGAATATTTATTATATGACGCTCTCACATTGCTCTGACTGATGTAACAATACACTTGGGTAGTCTTCAAATCAGCATGTCCCAGGACTGCTGCCACATCTTGTATATTTGCTCCCCGATCAAGAAGGTTGGTGGCCAAAGTCCTCCTGTATCTATGAGGATGTACATTTGTAACATTAGCACTCTCCCCAAGCTTCTTTAGTGTTCTTTCAATTCCTGCTTTCGACAATCTCTTATAGGGTGTCCTTACACTAGCAAACAGGCATGGATCCGTATCTGTCCGTGTATTCAGATAATCCTGCAGATGCATTAATGCTACTGGTGTAAGGTAAATCGTCCTCTCTTTATTTCCTTTTCCCAAAACAACAGCATCTCGGGTCTGAAAATTAATATCATCTCGATTGAGCCGTACCACTTCAGAAACTCTGCATCCTGAAGCATAGAGGAATTCTATCAGCGCCAAATCCCGAAGTGTTGTACAGGCCTGTTTTAGTCGCTCCATTTCTGGTGCGGTATAGGGCTTTTTCACTACCTTCGTGTACTTAATCTGGGACAGTGTTGCACATGGGTTTCTTCCGATCATGCCCTCGGCAGAGAGCCAGGAAAAGAAACTACTGAAACATCGGCGGATTCCATCCAAGGTACGATTGCTTACCTTCCGGCGCTCCTTGTATGTGGCCAGGTAGTATCTGAGATCGTAGGTAGTAATCTCATGCAGTGGCTTACAGATCTCATGTATCATCATGTAACACGTATCGTAGTACCTTTTGATAGTAGATTCTGCTTTTCCCTCAATTCGCTTTGTCGCTATATATTTCGCCAGCATGGTATCTGGAGTGTTGTCCACCACCATTAGCTCTGTACTCCTCTCCTGCACTTCGTAACTGTTCAGTTGGATGCAGAGTGCATCCTGTACTGCCTGGAGCTGCTGATCATTTAATAGAGATTGCACTGCCAGTAATACATTGTTGATGATCGTATTTCGTATATCCATAACCTTTATTCCTCCTTCTGCTTTATTGTAGCATCCAGAGGAAAGAAGGTCGCAAAACACGAAGTATACGAATGAAGATTTAACTTGTTCAGCAGGAGTGGTTAGAGAATATACATTTCCAAACCTGCCAGAACATAAACTATCATTTCCTGTTCTTATTGGTGCAAGTTCTAATATAGCTGGTTGCGTTGTTGCAAGAGACGTAAATATTACTGGGAGAATAAAAGTATATAGTCCAATTCAACAAGATGTCACCGTGTTGCTTATTATGCTCAATTAAGCTTTCCAGAATTTGCAATTTCATCTTGGACGTATACAGTTAGATGGCAATTTAGTAGTGATGGTGCAACATTTGTTGAAATTTGCAGATTATATACAAATGAACGTAAATGTAATTGGTTATCAACATCATCAAAAACATGGAATACAACATGGTTTTAATATGATTTCCAAGGTCTATAGTTATCTCCATTATGTGCTGTAAAGTGACGAACGTTATTATCAATATCCCACACTTCTATAGTAGAATAACCTGAATATGATCTGCAAACAGTTATTAATTGCCTATTACTTGTGCATGGATTTGATAAATTTGGATAGTCTGCTTTCCATGCAGCAAATTTCATTCCAGTACCATCAGTTAATTTGATAAGTATCTGATCCCATGTTGCAGCTGCTGTTAATCCAATTTGAGATAAGGAACTGTAGAATTTAAAATTCGTGTTTAGTGCATTAATCCCTAGCGCCTCTTTCAGCTGCGCTATAGTGATCTTCTGGGTTGTAGAGCCGTTCTCCAATACCACGATATCCGTATCAGATACTTTGGTAGCTGCTGGAAGAGCTGATATTAGTGTACTTGGTATAGATTCAGACATTTTTCATCAATCCTTTCTTGGAATTTTTTCAATTACTTTATTATTCTTTGTCATCAGGTACTTGCCGTCCTTTGTGGCCAGTGCGTATACTTTGTCAATGATTTTCACTGAAAGAACAAAGCTTGCCCCCACATTAACTGGGTTCGGCGTCATCCTCACATCACTGATTAATATGTTTGCCATATCACTTCACCATCACTTCCACTTCTGTGATCAGCTTCTCGTCCAGGATCTCATACATAACCCGAAGCTTATATCTACCTTTTTTCTGTGGTTGAATAACCACATCAAGAATATGTCCTTGTATTACTGCTCCCCCACTGTCTTCAACCTCTTGTGTTCCTTTGCAAATTAATTCATAGGAAGATCTTTCAATTATAAAATCGGTGCCCTTACAGGAACATATTCGCAATTTTATATGTTTCTTTTCCCCGAATTCAAAATCCACATTCACAATTACACCCTCCTATTAACTCTGCATAATACCCGGAATTTTCTAATACTGCCTGATACTGTGGCTCTAACAACTCTTCACGATACGGACACGGCTCAATATGAACGCACATAGATGATATATCTATAGTAATAATATATCTTGCTATATACGCTATATTTCCAGCTTCATCAACAGCGGACATGTCAACTACATAAGCGCCGTTAAGGCTTTTGGGGATGATGGCTTCCCATCTATCCCCTTGTGCCCTTGCGAATGAGATAATGTTTCCATTGATAGTACCCCTTAATGCTACTACCATGTTTCCACCACCTTTATCAGTCGGTAACCTCTACAGAGATTACAACGGTTTTTTCAGTATCAACCGGGTTCGGTGTTAATGTTACGGACTTGATGACAGGAGCCTTAGTGTCCAGTTTCACAGTTCTGGTTACAGTGGTACTCTTTCCGGCACTATCAGTAGCCACTACGGTGATGGTATTGGTACCCTCAGTAAGAGTAATTACCTTAGACCAGGAGCCATCAGAAGCAACGGTTGCCGCCTCTGCGCTACCACTATTCAGTTTGACAGTAACAGATACTGGGCTGGATGTTGCATCGTTTGTTGTACCACGAACAGTACAGGAAGCCTGGTTGGTAACAAGACCATCTGTCGGTGATGTAACGGAAAGTGTCGGCGGTACGGTATCAATTTTGAATGAAACGCTCTTCTGTGCTGCCGCATTTCCATCATAGTCAGACGCATTTACAGTAATTGTATGGCTCCCGTCTGACAGGGCAGTACCAGGAGTATAAGTACATCTGTAACCGTCAGAAATAGTAGTCTTGGAAATACTGCTTCCCGTAATTTTACTTCCAGAATCAATGGTGATACCAATGGTGGAAGGATCCACACCAGAATCATCATCGGTTATTGTCCAGACAATGCTTGGTTTGTTATTTGTAATCAGTGCGCTGGCTGTCGGGTATGTTATTGTTGAAATCGGCGCAACTTTTTCTCTTACCTTTAACTGTAATGAACTTCCTAACGTTGAATGACTAGCATCTGCTGTTTCTGCGTTTCCAGCATCATCAGTAGCTCTGATTGTTACCCCATAATAATGTCCCGATTGATTATAGCTGGATTTACTAGGGGCTGTAATCGTTCCCTCATATCGTCCAGTAGAACTGTTATAGGTTAGACTTACGGTCTGTCCATTTACTGTAGCTTGTACTGTTTTTACACTCATATTCTCATTCCTTTCGTGAAATATTGTTGATAAGTTCTTTTAATTCCTGTACTTCTGTTGACAAAGCATCCAGTTTTGAATGCAGTTCCTGGTTGTCCGCTTGGAGAGCCAGGATTTTCTCATGGTCATTTTTCAGCATGGCAAACATGCAGGGGATTATAATACGGTAATTCCAGTTTTCAGCTTTGCCTTTTTCATTATGGTCAACGGCTAATGGAAATCTGCGGTCAATGTCCTCAGCTATGAACATCGGCATTTCTTTGCCATAGCGTTCATCTTGTTCGGATAAATATCCGTCTTTGTACTTCGCCCAGATTACCTTGATTCTGTAGAGGTCTTCCAGTTCATCTTCTTTTATGTTTTTTCCGTTTCCTATTGATTTGTAACGAATCGAAGATGCAGCAGCCGCATTAAGAGTTTTCATATCAGATGCAAAAACAACAGCTGCACTTGCACTAGAGTTCCACGGCAGACCACTCATCGTAACGGACTTATGAAAATTAGCAGAATCATAAAAGTCTGATTTAACATTTACTATCATGGAACCTGAGTTTACTGTTTTGCCACTAAAAAACTGAAAAGCTGTTTTTCCATCATCAGAATAACCATAAATATCACTTGTTAAAATGGTCATTGTGCCATTATCGTTAACCAAAAGAGGCGTTTCTAGATTCAGTAATCCTGCTGAATCGGTTACTCCGTACTTAATTCCGTTTGAATCAAAAATAAGGCATTTATAGTTATTTTCATTTACATAATCTTTAAATATGGTTAATCCGTCAGGATCAAGCTTACTAGCCCATCCAGTTTCGCGGTGGTTTAACACCTCTAATATTCCATATCCGTTATTTTTACCACCAAGCTTTAATGTGCCACCCTTGGCGTAAGTGAACGAAATATACAGCTGATTTCCTTCTTTATAGATTCCTTTAATTGCGCCATCATTGGTTAAGAGGTTAAATATTTCTTCATGTGTAAGTGCATCTACATCAATTACAACCGCCATGCTTTGGGAATCTAATGGTTGTGAAAATCCACCCGCCGCGTATAAGGTACATTTTATGGCACTCACATCTCTTGGAATTCCAATTGACCTTCCAGAAGCCGTTGTTATAATTCCTCCCGCTTTAGTTGATAATACCGTATATAAATTATGTGAAACGCTTGTTTCGTCTTTCGCAGAAGAATATACCGTTTTCCAATTTTCCCCATCTACGGATTCTTCGATTTTAAAACGACCTTTATATGCTGTTCGTGTTTCCGCGTTTCCATCGCGATACCAAGCACTCAAAGTAATATAGCTCGGGGCTACACTGCCATTCGCGCGTTGCTTAATAACATATGATGGGCTTTCAAGAAAATATGTTCTACCCGGAAGACCGTTCTTTCCATCGTTTCCCGCATAAATTTTTGAAATGGAAAATCTTTTGGTCACCGTCAAAGCACTAAGATAAGTTGCCCTAACATCTACCCAACCATCATCGGCTGACAGCCCCGTTACCGTATATGTCTTTGCTGAATTGTTCCAGATTCCTGTTATACTATCTGATTTTGTGATTATAAAATTACAATCATCTGTAATATCTTGTGTTCCGTACATTACTACAGCATGTGTAATCACACCGCTTGGAAATGTACCGTAGTTCCCACTAGAATCAACAGAAATGCCCTGGTATTCATTGCTCAGTTGCAATGTCATGTTTTTGGCGAGAGCTGCCGCTTCCTGTGCCTGTTTCGCTGCCGACAATGCGTCCTCAGAATCTTTCAGTGCCTTTGTAACGTCCGTATCTTTCAGCTGTTTCCAATAATATCCATTGCCTTCATTTACAAAGCGGTATGCGTGGCTATCGCCATCGTAGTAAATGTCACCGACATGCTTGCTCATTTCGGTATCGTCCAGCCATTCATTGGCCGGATAATTGCTCAATGTAGGTACTGATGTTCCTGTCCAGGTATTTATATTCCCATCAATCTGCCCCTGCATACTGTTTAACAGTCCATCCAAAGGAGATGCACCAATCCTAATTGAGGATCCATCCATTATTAATTGATGTTTAGTTATATCGGCAGAAAATATAATATTTCCGCTATTATCACGAACCACCAAGGCTCCCGCCTTAATCCAGTCAGCATTAACACCTGTAGCGGTAAGGATTCTGGCAATTACATCACCATCGACCGTCATACCGCCATTCCAATGTTGTCCACCATCTGTAGATACCGCCCATGCTTCTGCGGTCATTTTCCATACAATGTCAGAATCGGATAGCTGTGGTTTGTTGTGAAGATAATAGATATTGCTTCCGTCCGGCTGTGTTTCCACTGTCGTGTATGTTCCAGAAGATTCCGCAAGGCGTTGTGATAATTCTTCCAGCGCTTTTTCCCTAGAAGTACGCTCATCTCTTAAGCTTTTTCTATATTCAGATTGTGCCTGTTGATTAAGGGTATATTGCTTCTGTTTGTTTCTTGAAACACTCTTCGCACTGCATTCTAATTGTTCAAAAGTTCCCGGGTTCAATGTAAGAGAAGTTAAATAACTCTTATGTTCTTCCCCATTCCTATCAGTGATTGTAATAGCATCCCCTGCTTCCAAAGCAATATCGGTTAGCGCGCTGGTTGTAAAAGGACGAAATTTTAATCCAACACATCTTTCAGCAATTATTGAGCAAATCGTTTGTCCAGTCCCCGGTTGTATTAGCTTATTTTCGCTAATATCTATGATGTACCCCTCATCCCCTGATTGATATGTTTTAGCGTTACTTTCAGATGAATTGCTTGAATACTCCGTTACTTTTACTCCTGTTATTTCAAGATCGTATAACCAAGGGGTAAATCCACTTGTATCTTTGGAGGTAATATTAGCTGGAATATTAGATTCTTTTTCATACCATCCGATACACAATCTTCCGTATGCATCTGTTTTCGCCCACTGGCAACCCATTTGTGCCACCCATGCAATTACCTGTCTGAAGGTAATACTGCTATCATCTGGTCGATTCTGGATTATGAAATCATCGTTATCAAATCTGGTTGATTGCAGTGTTACACCGCAGACCTCGCAAGCATCCTGGATGATCTGTAATCTAGTTGCCGGATAGGACAGCTTACTTTCTGAATAATCACGATCAAATAATCGCATGGAATCTTCGCAAGCCAAACTGATTATAGCTGTATTCTGATATGGTGCATCTGTTACTGTCATGGTACAGATGCGAATTTTCTCAATACCAGTGGATAATTCAAGCCCGATATGGCAAACAACTCTCGCTCCATCCCAGATGTAATCTGTGTACTTGCCAGAAAAGTTGTTGATCTGCAATGTCAGTTTATTTACGATAGCTGCGCCGATATCAAAAGAGCCGCTTTGCGATACTGCATCCTCAAATTTAAAACCATTAGACCATAAATCCTTGTCGGTAATGGATAATGTGCTTCCATCCGTGAAGGTAAAATCTGCATATTTCAGATAGTTACGATTCCCACTATTCTGTTGTTCTTTAAATTCCGTTGATAAATTTCGCATATCTTACCTCTCGATAAAATCAAAACTAAGTCCTTCCATGCGCTCATTTCCTATCCACCAACACTTAAAAGGAGATTCCCTGTCACCAACATAAAATGTTCTGGTTTCGTGCTTGTTTGCAGATAGCAAGTCTGGATATGTGACCTGTATGTACTCTGGATTTACTGCCTGTATAATTTTGCAAGCAGTGTCCCAGTCTGGGCCATTCCAACCTACAGACAGCTTTCGCTTCTGTCCAACTCTGTTTTTATGCATGGTTGTATCGTCTGTTCTGCCGGATTCTGACGCCGATATATCCTGTAATCCCCATGTAAAAGAAGAAGGACAGGGCATTGCTACCCCATCCACTTTTAAAAATACTTCTGCCATATATTCACCTACCTAAATAATTAACTTTTTATTTTCAGTTAGATATGTGATTTCTGCAAATCGTTCAATCCTCTGTTTGCAATCTTTGTAAATTTCTTTATAGTGCATTCCCATTGACATATCAATTCTAATAGTTTGTAGAATAATGCTTTCAATCAGTGTTAAATTATTTAAATCAAAAACTGACAATTCATCTCGTTTTCCGCCTATAATGCTTTTAGCTAATCTCGTATAAACCAAATATAGTTTATCTGAATTTTTGCTTCCTTGTTCTCTTGCATAACTAACCAATAGCTTAATTACATCCGTTTCTTTCAATCTATTTGTTTTATTATCTATCCTGGTAGTATTCCATTGCTTAGATTGTTTTTCCAATAAAAACTTTCTCATGGAGTAGAATTGCCTAACCAGCTCTTTTTTAAATTTAACAACAACTTTTGAATTTCTTAAAAGAGTAATTATAAAAGTAGCTTGTTCTTCATTGAGAAAATATATTTTTTCATGTGTTGCGCCCCTATAATGTTCATGTTTTAGCACTCTAATTTCAAATCGGAGTGCTCCAAATTCTTCAATATCATTAGAATACTTAGAAATAATCGCCTGCACAGCTGAATGCTTATTTCCAGTTCCTTCTGCAATTACTTTGCTATTTGTAAAAACCTCATCATTTCTCAGCTCAACCAATTCGTACATACTTTTCCACCTTTCTTACGCTACTATTTTTTAGGCTGTGGAAAAAGGACAACGCAAAAACGCGCCCTCCTTTTTTTGGCAACAAAAAAGCGCCTACCCCGAAAGGTAAACGCTCTAAATTTGCTTATTATGATTGTATATTATAGCATACGGTGAAAGTATCATTCAGTATACTTTGGTATCATTTCACTGTTTTTAAAACTTCCTCTAAGTACAGATATTCGAGCAACTTATATGTTCTTTTGAGATCATAATAATCATCTACTTTTTCCAAAAGTTTCTTGATTTCTTCTTTATAGTCAATCATTCTACAATTCCTCCCAACACTCTAATCAACTTCTGTTTGCGGTTATACTTCAAAATCTCGGAAATCTGCCCCATCATATCATCCATTGTCATGTTGCTCTTCATGCTGTTGCAGCGCTTACACGCAAGTTGCAGATTCTTAATATCATTGGTGCCGCCCCGGGACAGCGGTGTAATGTGGTCGATTGTCATTTTCTTGAATTTGACAGGTTTACCGCATATTGCACATTTTCCGTTGCACTTGGCGTACACACTCTTTTTCTGAAAGTCATTGAATTGGATTCTGTTTGCCATACGATCACGCTTTCTGCTCCATAAATTCAAGAGCCTTAAACGCCTGTTTTGCTTTATTGGCATAATCGCATAAAATCAACAATTTCATGGTCATAAAGTCCTTGTTATATGCAAACTGCCATTTTTTCAGTTCGTCCATTTTTTCTGTGCTATTAAATCCGTACTGTTCCATGAAATCGTCCAAAAGGAACTTGATTTTATCAATAGTGTCCTCCACTTCGAACATTGTGTCTTCTCTATCCATATTTTCTTCCATTTTATTTTCCTCCTGTGTATCCCTGTAAAAATCTAATTAAAAGAATCTTTGCTGTGCGTTTTCGTTGTCAATCAGTTCTGCCAGATAAATTGGTGGCTTGTAATCTTCAACCAATTTTACCGCTTTTTCGCACTGTTTACGCTTGATTGCCTTATATGTAGTCACGCCAAACTGTCTGCGCACCTCATTATGAATATCTCTATACAGCTTTGCTCTCAAGGAACCATTCTTATAGGCGTTGCTAGACTTTCCACCCAAGACTTTTGTTCCTTTTGATTTCACGGCATTTGTTACCTTATCCATTTCTACTCCAAGAAGCGGTAAATCCTGTTTAAAATCTTCCAATTCTTGTTTCACTGTATCAACTTTTTTCTCTACCTGGGTTACTCGCTTGTCTACTACGATAACTGCCTGTAATTCTTTGGAGATTCCAGAAAGAGCTGGATAATCATAGGTTCCTGTCTTTCTAATAGATGGCAATACTTCTTTTGTAACCCACGACTTAAATTTCTTTGCAGATTCTAGCTTGCTTCCGAAAATAAGGGCGTAAAGACCAGACTCGTTAATAAAGATGGTTTCCTGTATTCTTCCGAGAGAATCGGTGAGTCCCTGTTTCAGGGAATCATCTTCTTCAACGTGACTTGCAATAGCACCTAATGGTTTTGCGTACCCCAAAGATAAAGCCACATCTTTTCCAACAAACCAAGGTTCTCCGTCAATCATAGTTGTTCTGATATTTCCAAATTCTGGATTATTAAAAATCTGTAACTCATTCATATAAAAAATCTCCTTTCGGTGTTTACAATTACACCGAAGGGAGATATAATAACAATATCAACCACTTCGGTGTGTTGAGTGCTTAAAGGGTTCCGACTTTTCCAGGGTGCGGGAATCCTTTTTTATTTGTTTGCTTTTAACATATTCTTGATTTCGATAATTTCCTGTAAGATTTTATCCTCTTTGTCTGCACGAATATCTCCATCAATTAATCTGCGAATATAATCGTTTTTACTCACCCCCATTTCTTTTGCTTTCTCACTGACAAAATCAAGCTGTTCTTCTGTCAGTCTTAACGTAAATGTTTTAATACTCATTAGTAGCATTTCTCCTTTCTTGAAGTCATATTGACTTCTTGCTTATAATATACCATGAAGTCATTTAGAAGTCAATATCATTTTCTGTTTTTTTAAAATCTTTGCTATTAAAAATAATAGCAGAAATTTATTGACATTTCACTAAAAATTCTATAATATAATAATGCAATCAAAAACAATAGCATTATGAAAGGAGAGAAAGTATGCTAGTAAGAAATAAAAAACAAGTGCAAAAATCTTTTAGAATTGACGAAGATGTTGAAAGAGATTTAGGGCTACTGTCACAGATCACAGGAAGAAGCCAAAATGAATTTGCGAATGTTGCGCTTGAAGAACTGCTGCAAGATAACAGTATTCATTTTCTAAATATTGCAATATTGGAGCATTATGAAAGTGAAGTTGAAAATGCGGATGAAATAGCACCTTTTATATTGGGAGGACTAGAAGTTCAGTTTGCCCCTGTTGACGGAACAAGTGAAATTGAAATTACAAGCATTGTTAGGGACGGAGAAAAAGAACTTGATAGGTATACAAAGAGAATAGATGAATGCAACGGTAATGAACTTGAAAATTATCTTATGTCTTTAAGTATGTATATAGATGTAAAGGCAGAAGATACTGTACAGTATTTGAAAGATAGAACGGATTATAGAGATTATGTAAAAGTAAGAAACAAATAAAAATAAGAGATTCCGTACCAACCAAAGTTAAGAATCTCTTAAATGATTCTGCCACCAAATAGGAGGCTATACAAATTATAACACTGTATGCCTCCTGTTTGCAAATGAAAATTAAAATTTCACAGGAGGATTTTTATATATGAATGAATTACAAAAAGTAGAATGTAATGGAATTATTGTTCTTACAACACAGCAGATTGCAGAAGCGTATGGAACTGATACCAAAATTGTTTCATACAACTTCAATCATAACAAAGATAGATATGAAGAAGGAAAGCATTTTATTTGTTTAACCGGGAATGAACTTCGGGCGTTTCGTGAAAATCACGATTTGCCAAATAACTTAAATAAAATCTATCTCTGGACAGAAAAAGGGGCTTTCCTTCACGCTAAATCTCTGAACACCGATAAAGCGTGGGAAGTATATGACGCACTTGTGGATAATTATTTCGAGAAGAAAAAAGAAGAAATTAATGTAAATCAGCTGTCCCCCGAACTGCAAATGTTCAATCAGATTTTCCAACAGGTAGCCAAGACTGAACTGGAACAGAAGAAACTTGCGGAACGTGCCGACCAACAAGAGAAAAACATGAAAACCATTATTGATACCTTTAAAGGAACGGATTCTGATGTTGGCACAGAGAAATGGGTAAACAGATGTATTTCAAAGATTGCCGAGAGTGATGATTTCTCTTACTCATTCGGAAATAAATATGCCGCCGCCAGAAACGAAAGCTACCGCAGATTATCAGACAGAGCTGGTTGCCGATTAGATCAGAAACTTAGAAATGCAATTTCCAGAGCTGAGGAAAGAGGTTGCACAAAAGAACTGATTAACCAAATTAATAAACTTTCCGTGATTATGCAAGATAAGCGACTGAAAGAAATTTACATTGGCGTGATTAAAGAAATGATGATTGCATACAGAGTAGAAATTGCATGATTGCTGTAGAGCCAAGAATCCTTGGCTCTATTTTATAATAACAAAAGAGGCTAGAGATTATTTCTCCCTAGCCTAATTTTTCTTTTACCATTCTGGTGCTGGCATATCACGAACATCGTATGACATATTTACGTATACTTCATAACGATCTGGAATTATTGTATTATAATTTAAATCAGTTGGAAAATATGATTGTAAGTAATCAACACTTCCTTTTCTTTGAACATTAGCAAACAAACCATCGTCACATCCAATTATTCTATTATTTTTATAGTATACAACTGCCATATGGGTTCCACGATTGTTTTTTCCGTTATTCTTAACTGTTAAAACAACACCCTCCGTTCCCAAATTTGATGTATACGTAATATTCTTTGCATTAAAATCAAAATATGATACGTTTTCTGTTTTTAGATTAATTTTTACAGAATCCCATTGACTTCCATAATTTGTCATTAATGTAGCATATTTCATCCCTGGCTCAATTACACACGTATCATACTGATTGCTTACTGAAACTATTTGTCCATTCAAACAAAAAGCACAGCTAATATCAACAGAAACCGCATAATTGTAATTATTTTGAAGAATTATAACTTCTCCCCTTGGCGTTGCTTCTGCGTGATACGTTACATTGTTTTTGGATGTATTCGTATTTCCGCTAAATCCACCATTAGAAGATTTTTTCACAGTAACCTTACAGGTAAATTTCTTTCCAAGAATGGTTGCTGTAATATTGGCGGTTCCTGCCTTTTTCGCAGTAATTTTTCCATTTTTTACGGTCGCAACGCTTTTCTTTGATGATTTCCATTTTACAGTCTGCTTAGTTCCTTTTACTTTTATGGTACTTGTCTTTCCAACTTTTAAAGTAAGGCTTTTCTTGCTAAGTTTTGGAGATTCCACAGTTACTTTGCAAGTATACTTCTTTTTACCCACTTTTGCAGTGATTGTAGCAGAACCCGATTTCTTGGCTGTTACTTTCCCAGAACCACTTACCGTTGCCACAGATTTCTTGCTGGAAGTCCATTTTGTCTTTCCTTTTGTTCCAGACAATTTCAGTTTCAAGGTTTGTCCAGTAAGTAACGTTGCCTTATTCTTACTAATCTTCCCTGCCGCAGATACTGGAACTGCCATACAGACAATCAATAGCATGACTGCCAGAACCGATAGTAACTTTTTCACTTTCTTCATACACTCATACCTCCCAATAATTGATACCCATATTGTACCACCTTGGGACGCATTCTGAAAGCACTATTTCGCTTTTCTATCAATTTCCGCAGTTACGGCAATCAAAAGAGCTTCGGCAAATTTCGCACCAACCGAATCAGTGTATTTATCGTGAATCTGCTTTGCTTCCATGGTGAGATTTTCCCACTGTGGAATATCGTCTTTTGAGATAAAAGCATACTTCTTGTGGAGATTCCATATATCTTGCCAGATGGAAAAGTAAGTCTGTTTAAAGTCCATCAGCGTAAAGAACCCCATGATATTTCTCGAACCTATGCTCTTGCTTTATTTCTGGGTATTTGTTCCAATCTACCTTGCTATAAAACATCTTTGTTGGCCTGGCAAATAGTTCCTTACCGCCATACAAAGCTCTGTATACTACCAAGTCTTCCCCTGTTTCTGTATGTCTGGCATATCCGATAAACTTATACAAATACTCGTTGTTGCGTGGCTCCTTGATGGTTTCTCTCTTAAAGTGCTGTACAATGTCTCCTGGTTCAAATAATGGTCTATACATTTTCTTTCTCCTCCTCACCCAGCTAAAAGAATATCTCCAGGATTAACTTCATGGAGTTTTGTTATCTCAACATCTTTCTTACTCTCCCCTTCCCAAATCAAGCCAAGGCTCAGAGCGATTCCTTTAGCTTCGTTTTCACTTCTGGCGCATACAAGCACATCATTAATACCCATATCGCATTCTATTCTCTTTGTTCTTGAAACCAAGTAAAGATTCCCGTTTATTTCCATGCTAACGTCCTCCATAATTTGTTGACTTCTTCGCCCGAAAATCAATTTTATTGGCTTATGCCTATATTTTATAGTGTGAGTGGTTTTGTAGCGGATCCGGTTATTTTATCGCAGTAATTCTTTATCAATAATCTGGAAATTTGCCCTGTGGATATAAAGAGCTTTTCCGTCAATCATTAACTTTGTCATTTTAGGTAGATCATCCGGGATTTTCCAGAACACCTCGTCACCAGAATATGCGGCTATTGGTTGTCCAAGTTGGGATTTAATTACTACAACCCTAGATTTCCCAAAATAATTTTTATAATAATTCACAATCCCGGCTATGTATGCATTCTCTGAAATCTTCCCGGTTGAATGGCTGGTAATATCTTCCTGGGTAAAATCAACCTCCGGCTTCAATCCTTTTTGCTCAAAAATACAAGTATCACCACAACTTTCAATTTCTTTACCGTCTATCAGAATTGTAATGACGGAAGATACATCATAGCTGGTTGTTTCGTTACCCTCGCTATCGTAGCCCTTGGATTTGGTTTTATTCCCGGCAATGTTGATCTTGTCCCCAGTGGTGGTCATAACCTTTTGACCGTAGTTGTCGTAGGTATAGATTGTGTAGCTGTTACCAGAAAGATTTCCTTTCACATCATTCATGTAATCGTCATTGGCTGCACAGCCTGTTAGCCCTGTGATAACGCAAATACAGATAATGGTTGCCAGTAGTGCTTTGATTCTTTTCATAGTGTGTCCTCCCTTTTTTGCTTCACTCTTTGATATAGCATATTTTGTGTGGTGTCCTTAAAAAATAACATGATTCTATAATCAAAATCTCCGCCATTTCTTTTTCCCCACTTTGTCTTAAAATGTTCCTCCATCATGTCAAGGTAGAACAGTGGTTCTTCTTTATCGTCTACTAAATCATCTTTTGCCATATCTGTATCTGGGTTGCGTACCATTTTCAGAATATTTTCAGCTTGGCTTGGCGTAACCATCGGATGTTTCTCTTCACGGTATTTTTGATATTTCTTGAAAAACTCTGTAATCAAGAATATAGACAGGCAAATGTCGTGGTCTTCAAAAATATTCTCTTTTGCTCCGTAAATGCTTTCGTATATTTCAGTTACCAATTTCTCAACGTCCTCATCTTTATAATCTAAGAGAGATGATTGGTTCCTAGAACTATAGCGGTTGGCTTTCTGCTCCTTGGTTCTAGGAGGTATATTATATATATTTAATTTATTATAATTATTAGGAGCAGAAGTCTGATTATCTTTATCTGTATAAGATAAAGTCTTTTTTTCTTTATTATCAATAAAGTCTGGTTCTGTTTTCTCTTGAGAGTAATAATTGTTATTATGATAATCATTGCCAGTAGGTAATGTTAAAGGAGTGCTTCCTTCTGTAATTCCCGAATTACATTTTTCGTCATTCCCTTGGGAATTACATTTTTCGTTATTCCCGTTTGCTTCATTTTGAAATTCAGAAACAATTTCTTTTTCAAGTTCGCTTTCCCAAACAGCAACAGCCTTATTGATATTTTCCCACAATGGGCGAATATGTACTGTAGGCATGGAATTAAACTTGTATTTTGCGAGTTCAACAAACCCTCTATTTTTCAGTTCTTTAATTGCCTTATCATATTGGCGTTCGGTAATTCTAATTTCTTCTTGCCAATCTTTTCTCTGTTTTGCAATCCAATAATGGCCGTCTTTAAAAATGCGCACTTTTCTTCTTTTATTTTTATCCTCAGAAAACCAATATAAAATTCTTGATAATAGCGTACCCTCAATCAATCCACCAGCAATATCAATATATTTGTGTGGTGTATGATTACATTTCGCAGATGAAAGAAACGCTACTCTTGCTTTTATTTCTTCTTGTGATATTTCTCTGATTTCAGAATTCATATTAGATAACCTCCGTATTGGTTGGCGTACCATGAACCGCCAGAATCCGTAATTATAAAACAGTGGACAGACGTATTACGGTTTACGTTTTTCGGCGGCCAACCTAGCCCACTGGTTTTACCGAATTAAATATTATATGTCTCTTTTAAGTATTTTTCTCTATCCATATCTGACTTTATCTTTACCCAGTTATTGATTTCTTCCATTGTTTCGCAAAGATTTTTCATCATATTAATTCCAAACATAGGTATATGTCCACATTCGGAAACAATTTTAAAATCCAAACTCACAGTTCCTTTCTTTTGATCTTTTTTAGAATCAAATCCATTTAGTAAAAAATGATATCTGCTATGCAGTTTTCCTGGAAGCAACAGCAAGTTATTTATGCTATTATTGCTTCTATCAAAGTCTATATGGTGAATTGCATAACTGCTGTCAAACTCAATTCCGTAGTATTCTTTGTAATATTTACGATAATTAAAACTCTTTGCCATAAATTGATACCTGCCTTTCGTATAAAAGAGTGCCTTGAACTGTATGTAAATCAACAGGCAGGCGGCAAGGCATTTCCACTTTTCGATGATCGGTCTAGCCTGTTGGTTTTACCAAAATTATTTGTTTCTGCTCTTATTCATCATGTCACGCATGGTACCGAGAATAAACTCATATGTTGCTTGGTAATCATTGTGTCTCCCATTTGCCATTACGCCTTTTAATTCTTCAAGCATTTCCACAAAAGAACCGACATCTTGAGATTCTACCTCGCAATCAATAAAAAGATAATTTGTGTTATTGATATCAGCGATTCTATTTATATACTCTTTGATTCCTCTTTTTTCCATTAATCCGGGCGCAACCCTATTTTTATGGTCTACATATACGAAACGCTGATATTTTGAAAATGGGCTTTTTATAGCACAAATATAATTTTCCATCTTTTTTCCTCCCTTAAAAATAAAAAAGAGCCGCCAAGTAAGATAAAAATTCCTCAAAATCGAGAAATATTAATTTCTTCTTAGCGGCTCAAAAATTCAAGACCGTGTGTACTTCTTCATTAAAGAAATTATACCACACAATCAGTAAAAAATCAATATGCCGGGGATGGTTTGAAACGGCTATCCGTATCATTCTGGGCTTTTGTTACTGCTTTTGCAATCTCGCTTCCGTCCAGAATAATGCTATTCATAATGTACTGCGGATTCTTGTTTCCGCTGTTCATACTCATTGCCATTGCAACTCCCTGCGCTACTGCTTTTGCCATTTCTTCTTTTGTAAGTCCCATACTTCCGTCTGAACTGGAAACAATGCTGTCTGCGATCTTCTTCATGGTTCGCGGATTTTCCAGCGGAAGAACGGCTTCGGAACCGGCTTCACCGATACCAATTACCTGTGCACCATTGAAAAGACCACCTTTGGCGTACCAATTAGGCTTATAAACTGGTGTAGAACTGGTTCTTCCACCGCCAAGATCATGTTTTCTCCACTCTGAAATATAATAAGTCAGAGTCGGTAAATGTACTTGTTTCATGCCATCAGCGAATGATTGAGCTGTTTCCCGACCAATTGATGTAAGATTAACATTAAATAGCCTTTTAATTTTATCCGAAATCCCAGACAAATTAGATTCTGTGTAGGTTTTCATTTTCCCAGTTTCCGTGTCAACTTTACCAGAAGCCTTTTCCCAAATCTGGTTTGTATTGATCAGAACGGAAGACCAATAACTTTGAATGGTTGTCATAACCTTACCCATTACATCTTTTGTATCGGTGTCCATGGTTCCGAGAGCTGTCGATACAGCGCTTGCAGAATTTCCCCAGTTTGTTTTAGAGTTGGTTTCAACATCATCATTCGTGTTCTTTATCTTCGACCAAATAGAAGGCATTGTGCTTTCTGTGCTTTTTTTCATTCCAGCCATTGCCGTGCTTACGGCGGCATTGGCGAGACCAAAGCCAGTTTTTGTCTTGGATGATACGGATTCGGATGCTGTTGAAACTGATTTGCTCATTGTTGATGAAGCTTTCGGAACATCTTCTGAAAAAGCTTTTATAACTTTTCTTGTGTCAATTCCCATCTCTGCCATTTTATCCATCAATGCTTGGAATGCGGCTCTAGCTGTTGCACCAGATGATTCTTGCTGTTGAAGGACAGTACTTAATTCATCAAACTGCGTTGGAGTGATTACTGCTTGATCTGAAAGTCTTTCCAGTGCAGATTTTGCATTGTCAAATTCTGTCCCCATCGTACCGATATATTCATTAATATTGCTTACATGAGAATTTGTGGCGGTATCGGATTCCTCCATTGCTTGTTTTAATGCTTGCTTAAATGTATCAGAAGAAATTCCAAGATTTTCAAGTGATGTTTCTACGGTTTGGAGCTGTTCATCAAAATCAAATGCATTGTCTTTCACATTTTTTAAATCACCGCCAAGTCCGATAAGTTTATCGCCAGAGATTCCAGTTTGGTCTTCGATGATTTTCAATGCTTTTCTAACAACTTCAAAATCGTTGAATGCGTCAGCTGTGGAATCTTTAAAGTCCATAGCTTTTTTTACCTGTCCAAGACCTTCCACGACAAATGCAGTCGCACCCAAATTGGTTGCGTATCCCCAAAATCCTTGGAATTGTCCGCCAGCTGTTTGTGCAACATCACCGAGATTTTTTATCTTTTCTGCAAGTGTAGTAAACCCGCCATTTCCCGCTGTTTCCGCTGCTCCACCAATATCACCGATGATAGTAGGAAGAGAAGATGCGGTATCAAGTGGGAAATTTAAAAGTTTTGAAGCTAATGAACCGATTCCACTTGCAAAGGAAAAGATTTTGGTGGCAATATCCTTGGCTATTTTGATTGCAAACAATGTTCCGAATGCAGCACCAACTTGTTTTATAAATTCTGGATCAACTCCACTTAATTTTTCAGCCAGCCAATTAATAGCATTTGCAATACCATTAATTAAGTCCGCTCCGATATTAATTATTCCTTCAAGTCCGGTAATCAACGCATCTGCAAATCCCTCTGCAAATGGTTGGAATGCAGACCATAAATTTCCAAGAGCAGTTCCAATAGCATTCCAATCAACCTTATCAATAAAATTCTGTATTGAGGTTTTTACACGGTCAATGCTACTCCAAATCCACTCCCAGTCAACATCAATAACTCCGAAATTATCAAGTGCAAGTACGATTCCACCGATGCCAAGTGCCATTGCTGCATAAGGATGTTTTGCCAATAAAGCAAGTCCTTTTCCTAATGGGCTGTCTTTTCCAATGATTCCACCAATAAAGGTTAGTCCTTTGAATCCAAGAATTGCAATGGAGATTTGTCCAAGTCCCTTTCCAATTGCTTGTGCGGTTTCTGGGCTGATATTCTTTATTGCATCGGCAATTGAGTTCAAGCCTCCAGGAAGTGTTGTATTGATGAAATTTTCTCCAACATCAAGTAAATCTTTGAAGAAGTCAATAATTCCCTGTCCAACATTTTGTGCAAATGGTGCAAGTGCATCCCAGAAGTTCTTCAATGCCGAATTAAGTTCATCCCAGTGAATGTTGTTTCCAAAATTTGTTAATGCGTCAACAAGTTCCGGAATTGCACTATTCATTGTCCATGTACCTACCGGCACTAAGAATTTCTCATAGAAATCCATGAGACCAGTCCAAACAAATTTTGTTGGCTTTTGAAGCATTGTAAAGAAACTGGAAAGTGAGCTATTCAGTTTACCCCAATTGATTTTATTTAGTAAATCATTTGTAATATTAAAGAATCGGGGGAGCCCGGAATTGTCAGATAACATCCATAATCCAATTGGTTTCAGATAATTATTCCACAAATCTTTCAGAGCTGTAATAGAGAAGTTTCCAAGCTTGCTAAGACCTTCACCGTACAGTTTCTTGATTGATTCTGTAGTTGGTTTAGCTGCTTTACGAATTTTCTTAAATACAGCTACAATCTGATCAGCGGTATCATTTGCCTTATTATTCATTTCTTCAAAAGCTTTATCCCATGCAGCTTGATACTCTGACAGGGCTTTATCTAATGCAGCATCCAATTCTGGAAGGTGTGCACTCCCACCGCCTCCACTTCCGGAAGAACCGGAAGAATTGCTAACTTTTGCATCATTTAATTGATTTAATTCATCAAATGAAAGCACAGAAAGAGTTTTTTGTAATTTCTTCGCATTGTCATTTGTTTTGTCAAGCCCGGAAGCTGCATCTTCTGTACTATCTGCAATACTTCCCATATCAACTGCGGCACTTCCTGTTGAGGCAACATAGTCGGACATTTTGATGCCTAAAAGTCTTCCAATCCACGAAAAAGCTCTCTGAATTGCAATAACAAAGGCGTTCATATATGGAAGAATCTTTGAGATAATTGGAATGAATAATGAACCGATAGTTCTTGAAAGTGCCGAAAAATTAGATTGCAGTAATCTTAATTGGTTTGCCGGCTGATTTATCGTATTAGCCAGGTCACCCCATGCATACTTTGAACTATTCAAGATTGTTATAGTTCTCAGAATAGCCTTGTCCGATTGACTTAAACTTGATACAGTAGCGTCAATTCCAAGATTATAAAGTTCCTGTTGTAAATTTGCCACACGGATATTAATGCCGTACTTGTCAAGAGCCCGGCTCATTCCGGCTATTCCGGATGCCATATCATTCCATACATCGTTGAACTCAAGGTTCTTTACAGAAGCAAGGTCTGCCCCGATTTCTGTTAAAGCTTGTGAAACCTTAGTTGATGCATCTGCTGTTGCCCCCATAGATGATGCCATCTGAGCATAGGTAGCTTGATAATTCATCGTTTGGTTCGGATCAAGTCCGAGGCTCGTGCCTTTTGTTCTAGTCAGATCACCTGCATCTGATACTTCAAATCCAGTCATTTTTTTTGTCAGTTCTTTTGCACGTTTTTCAAAAGAACCCACATATTCCTCTGCGGATTTTACTCCTGCATTCTGCCACTTGCTCACGTCCAATCCGTCTGTAACTTGTTCGAATGCAGAATTGAAATAGTTCAATGTTTCAACATAATCAGATGCAGACTTCACAGAACTCCAAAGCGCTTTAACTCCTCTTGTCACAGTAAAGAATTTTGCATATAATCCGGCAAGCTGTGAAGTCAATGAACCTGTCTTTCTTGTGGTTACAGTTGCAGTATTTCCAAAATTAGCTAATGCAGAGCTTGCAGAGCCAATCATGGAAGATAATTTTCTTCCGGCATTTCCAATCCCATTTGTGGCATTTGATAATCTCGAAAATGAATTCGTAATAGAATTTGTGGCTTTATTTATTTTTCCACTTGCAGTAGCTAACTGTGCCAAAGCTTCTGTCATTCTTAATGTATTTTCACTGATTTTTGGTGCAGTTTTCATTACATTGAAGAAAGACAACACTTCCTTTGCCAATGTTCCAAGCTGTCCAGAAGATTGAGAAATTTTACCACCAGCACTTGCCAATTGCGCAATTGATTGAATAAACCTATTTACAGAATCTGAAATTCCATCAACGCCAATAAAACTTTCTGTGATAAATTTCAAGCTACTTCCCAATGCAGGTAATTCAGCGGATACATTTGCAATAAATTCACCAGAATTTGCTAATCTAGCCATTGAATTAACAAAACGATTAACACTTGCAGATACATCCGGTATTGCCGATAATCCAGATAACTGAGTGATTATCTCGCCAAGTTTCATAGAATTAAAATTACTAATATCTACCTGGCTAAATCTGCTAATGGAATTAATGATTGCGTTCAAACCGGAAGCTTTATAATTAACAGTTCCCATGGCTCTTAAAGAATCTGAAAACTGTTTCATTCCATCGGCAGTACTTGTCATTTGTCCTGCATCAATTTCTTTAAGTTTTCCGGTAACTGCATCTTTAATTCCTGTAGTGTCTACATCAAGAGTGACTTTTACCGCGTTGTATTTCAGTTCGGCAACTTTGTTGATTGCCTTCTGAATATCCATTGTTATCTTATCCGTATTGATTTTTACATCAATAGGAAGCTGTCCGTCCGCACCTTTTAATGCATCGTTAAGCCTTGTTTTTACCTGTTCAGCGAGCTGCTGAGTTGAATCGACAGCCATTCCCCATACTTTGTCAGAAGCTTTGGACGCACTATCTCCGTAAAGTGATTCAATGGAAACTGGCTTTATGGACTCTCTAACTTTCTTTATATTTTCCAGAACAGTAACAAGCTGATCTGCCGCATTAATAGTATCTTTTGGAATTAATGTTGGAAATCTATCTGAAAGCTCTCCCCATGATTTATCGAGAGTGATTCCTTTTGTTGCATCGGTAACAACTTTATTAAGGTTATTCTTTAAAAGTTCTGAAAATTCTCCCTTTCCAATATCAGCTTTCAACATATCGGAAACATAGATTTTCTTGTTTTTGAAATAATTGTAAAAATCAACCCATTCCTGTTCTGCACCATCTAAGTAGCTTCCAAGATTGGCTTTTACTACACTTCCGCTTTTAAGAATCGTATTTCCAATTTCTTCAACAATGCTTCCAACATTTCCAGAAATTTCTTTCCCATCAAAAGACTGTGCCATTTCTTTTGCAAGTTCGTTCATTTGAGATCGAACTTTTGAAGCAGCACCGCCTTTTAAGTTAAAGGCTTCAATCAATTGCTTTGAAATGGAAGAGGTGTCAATTTTAATATCACGTACTGTTTTATCAATGGCGTATTGCAGTTTTTGTGTTTGATCTCCACCCTTGATATCCAAATCAATACTAATCTTTTGATTCTGAAGATTGCTAAGGTTGATTTTACTAAGTGTGTTTAATTTTGAAATAGCACTATCAAGCCCAGAAGTACGGACATTGCCTAGAGAATTAAAGGCAGACGTAACCCTTCCAAGTTCCCTTGCATAACTACGTAATCCGTTTGTATTAACTCCGCTTAATGCGGAATTAACTTCTGTGAGTTTATTTGAAAGATTAGTCAGCGCACGTACTGCTTTTTCTGTACTACTGCTAATTTTTATATCAAGGGTATCAATGGTATTGTCAGCCATTTTTATCTCCCTCCTTTTTTACAAAAAAATAAAGGGCAGACAAGACTTATTCATCCTGCCTGCCCTTTTCATGGTTAAGTTCAAAGTTTGCCTGCATGAGTTGCAAGCTTGCCAAAAGTGCGTTTCTCTGTTTTTTCTTTTCTTCTTCGGAAAGTATGCCTTCCTGTTTACGCTTTTCTTCCTCTGCTGATTCCAGTAAAGGTTTTTTCAAATACTCTGCTTTAGATTTTTTCCCCATTAAAGCATTCGCAACAGCCGTGAATGTGGCTGATGTTTCATAAATGCCAGCTTGCCATAATTCGGCATCTTTCCTCTTTTGGCGTATCTTTTCAGCTTCGAGATAAGGTTTTAATTCAGCTGGCGTAGAATCCATAAATTCTTCTTTGGATACACCGATAGAGAGGTATAACGGAAGAATCTCTTGGTAAACAGCTTCTCGAAAAGTTAATTTTTCTTTTTGTGATCCTGTGGGAGCTTCGTTGCATTCTTCTCCACTGCCTGCGCTTCTGCTACTGCATTCAGCAGACCGGATAAAAAACCATTTTTCTCCAATTCTTTGTCAAGAAGTTGGTATAAATCAAATCCGCTTTTGGGATTTTCCTCAGTTCCTTCATCTTCGTAATCATCCAAAAGGTCACAGACTTTATTAAGAACAGCTTCTTTTTCAGAATCACTTTCATACCCAAACTCTTCCTTGTGCTTCTTTTGAAGTCCAGCAAGAAGCAGTTCCGGGAGAAGAGAAATCATCTTCTGAAGGCTTCTCTCTTTTCCATCTGTAATCCCCTGCACCTTGTCCAGCACATCTGTTTTTGTAAGAAGTCCGTATCCAAATACAACCTTATATTCTTTTCCATGTACATTAAAAGTTACCATTTTATAATCCTCCCATTAAAAACATCATTCTGATTTTGTAAGAGCAACCTTTGTTTCAAGTCCCTTGTAATCTGTGATAATAAGGGAAATGGACATTGTTGCAGCTTCATTCTGTCCAACTTCTGGAAGTGGAATCTCACGTCCGCACTCAGCTGTAACAAAGAATGCATCTGTCATATCCGGGAAAACAACCTCAAACCATGTTGCAAGTCCAGTTTCTTTTGCTGTCTTAGATGCACTATAAAGTTCCTTAATCTGCTTAACAGATTTATCTGGATCCATGATAAATTCGATTTCCCATGTACCGCCAGTATCCTGTCTACCAGCTGCATATTTTGTGATATAATCTTCCAATGCTGATACGTCAATCTGCTCTGTATCAAGTGAAATTCCACCAATAGAGCTTGCAAGCTCAAGTTGCTTAAAAGTTGTAGGCTTTACGCCTTTTTCGGTTTCAACTCCATAACCAAAAGTCACGCCTAATGTTGTTAAACGGCTCATTATTTCTCCTTTCTACCTTTAACTCTTTAAGGTCAGCAATTTTTTTCAAACAAAAAATCGGTAATATGCACGTAACCCTGTGCCGGGAGATAGCGGATCACCGCCTTTCTACTCTTCTTTTCCAGACTGCTTAATAAGCTGATTTACATAAGTGCTTAATCCGGCAACGATAACACCTTGTGTAATTGCGGTAAACAGTGCCATTGCAGCTTCCTGTGAACCGGAAACTGTAGATGTTGCAAAAACATAAAGACCGCAAATTAATACACCAAGGATTCCTAAAATCATTGGAATAAATTTGTCAGAAATATTTTCTGATTTTTTAATCATTACCCCGATAAAATAAAGAACTACAACGACAATAAGTAATTCTGGCTTTACATAACTTAAAATCTGATCCATAATCTCACCTCGCTTTCGTTTTAAGCATAAAAAAAGAACGTCTATGCGTTCATTGGTTTCAAAGTAATTTTCCTGTATATATCCGGCTGTATCGGCTCACAAGCTTTTTGATTCCACTGTCACCAAAAAACATAGGTTCCGGGCCATATGTACGACGGAATCCCATGCTCACCATAGCTTTGTGACTTGTTTTGTCCAATTCATACACTCTGGTTAATGCTTTGCTCCCAGATGTGAAGCAATTTACTTGAAATGATGGCATTGTTGCGCATTCATCTCCTTCGAGGTCGCCTCTCGTAATTGGATTTCCAAGCATATAAAGCTGTGCATATGCTTTTTTGCCGGAAGCATTTGTCTCGCTCCCATCCATGGAATAATTGTCTGCGCCGGTAATCTTAGAAACAGCCGCTCCCCACCTTGAAAAAACTTCCAATACAGGAGATTCTATTGTGTCTGGCATATCTGTCACCTCACAATAAAAAATGCGCCCACCTTCATAGTGAACGCATTGCATATCTTGCTACAATTTAACACTGTAATCATAACATAATTGGTTGGTATCATTCAGTATACTTTGGTATCAACTTCAAGAAGAGAACATCTCTTTGGCAATTTTGCGGATATTCTGAATGATTTCTACGCTTGCCTTATACATTGGCATTGTAGCTTCTGTGCCGTAAGAACGTACCCATTCTCCAGAATCAGAAACATATACCCAGGAATCGTTTTTTCCTTTTCCTTGTCCGTAAGAACCGATTGTATAACCAAATTCTTCTCCTTTTGGATGCGGACTAGAACCTGCTGCACCATTGTAGTGAATACCTGCGCCAAATTCTATAAACAAAAGGTCTATTCCTTCGCATATTAAGTGGGCTTCTGCATAATCACCAAAACTGTTAATTTTGATGTAAGTATTGTGGTTCTTATCAGAATCGCCTTGTGCTGCCAAAATATTTTGGTCAATAACTGGAATCCCTAATTCACATAATCTTTTTATAAAAATTTCATTTTTGTTCCTTAAAGAATTTTGATAATTTCTTATTTCATTAATAGCTTTTTGGATTGATTTCTGCGACAAGGTACACTTTATTGTCTTACCCATTTTCGTTTCCTCTTTTAGAAATTCCGTATCTGGCAATATTGCCTTTTTGTGTGTCTAAAATCTTCTTTAGTGTGTAGTCTGGCAATACTGTGGGTTCTCCATTTTCATCCAAAATAAGACTTCCATCCTCTCTTATTTGTGGGATTCTGTCTATCCAAAATATGTCTGCTTCCTGTGGATGAAAATTTCGATTAAAGCTTGTAATATACCTGTCATAATCTGGCACTATTCCAGCTGCAATTTCTTCTGGTGTTCCAGCTGTAGATGATACGGAAAAAGAGAATATAACTGGCTTCTCATAAACTTTAATACGGTCTAATCCTTCTGTTTTTTCAGTAATTCGTGACCAATATACTTTTTGCTTTTGGCGAACTAATCCTCTCATGCAATCATCCTTTCCGCTCCAACAGGAGCTACATATGTAAATTTGTTTCTCAAAATATCTCTGGCCGTGCCAATCACGAAATGGCTGTAGTCTGCCAGAATATTGCATACAAATTCCTCTGCATCCACCCAATATCGTTTCTTAACCATACGGTGAAGCTCTGGCAGTAAACCATAGCTGAACATTACACAGTGCCCTAATTCATGAATAAATACACGGTTCAAAAGTTCTCCATGTAGGTTGTTCGCAATCGAAATAATATGGGTGGAATAATCCGATACTCCAAGTGTTCTGTTTCCTGTGCGGTCAATTAAAACATCATCTTGTGATGGAACAAACTGCACTCTCCATATATCTCCATTCATGTAGAATTGTCGTAGCATGGTTTATCACCATCCTTTCTACGAAAAAGCCCCTGCCGCATTATTTTGCGACAAGGACTTAATTCATTTATTGCTCTAGTTCATCTGCTGTACAAGTCTGGTCAAGTCAGTTTTCATTGACTGTCTGAGCGTTGCATCTGCATCAGACCACATCTCAGTAAGATTACGGATAATGTCAGATGTGTACTCCTTCATGGAATCATCCATTTTTCTTTTGGATTCCGTGTCTTTGGAATCGTGATAGTGCCTACGGTTCTCATCGTATCTATCATAGGATTCGCCATATCTGGATTTCTTCCGATTCATGTCACCCATTTCCATATCACTACGGTCTGGATGATATCCCATGCGGTACATGTTGCGCTCAAATTCTGGATTGTTTAAATACTCGTCCATCCAGTCATCATCTTCCATGTACAGATATGGTCTATAACCTTTTCTTGTTCCCCTACCTTTTGGAGCGAAACGCCCATTTGAATAGCGGTAACGGTCATATCCCATGCGTCCAAGATACTTTTCTTCCTGTTCGCATTCATCCATAGCTTCCACGATACGATAATCTTTATCAGCGCAAATCGCACACTTTACGGATTCCATACAGTCTTTCAGATCGTCCCAGTCTTGAGCACTGAGATTATCAAATCCATGTGTTTTGGCTTTTTCCATAGCCCATTTTCCCATTTCCATTGCTGTCTTATGCATTCACGATACCTCCCCTCTTCACAGCCTGTACAACATTTTCTGCTGTTGGGGCTGTACCATTGATTGCAGTCAGATTGTTATTCGGACTACAAGCCGGATTCCCTAACATTTTGAACGCTCCACCAGTAGCGCTTGTTGCAACTCTGGTTGCATATTTTGTTCTGGTTCTGACGCCACATGCTGTTACCTGTGCGCAACAACGATTCTCCAATGGATATAAAGTTGTTCCTGTTCCTATCTGAATCATTACTGGGGCGGTAATTGTGGTTGTATTTGGAATGGACTGTGCTAAAACAATGCAGTATTTTTCTCCATTATTGTAGCTTCCTTCCGGGATAGTAACCACAAGATTTCCACCTGTGAATGCAATTGCAGTAGACAGCACAAGGTGATTGCAAAGCTTACAAACATTCTTACATGCCATATTTTTTACCTCTCAATCAATAAGAGGTGAGCCGCAACCCACCTCTTAGAATTAGTCAACCTCTAAGGGTGAGTTCAACAACTTTTGTTACTTTTAAGATAAATAGTCAGGGATATTCATTCTAGGGCTAGAATTTCCAGTTCTGTTCTTTTTACCAAATAAGCACTCTTCCGCACTCCATCCGGCATGTACCCTATACGCAATGGTTTCTTTTCCTATTCCAAGTTCTCTACTCCACTGAGAAATTGTTTGCTTTTTCCCACCGTACTCTAAAAATACGCTTCTTCTTTTGTTGCTGGCTTGTTCAAACCCAGTAATCCAGCAACAATTTTCGGGACAATAATTTCCATTTACGTCTTTTCTCTCAATGGTTAAGTCTTCTTGATATCCATTCGCATAAGCCCATTCTCTAAACGGCCAATATTCTTGCCACTCATCACACAATTTAATTCCACGTCCACCATAGTCTTTATAGTGCGGGTCATTTTGGTTAGTACATCTTGTTTTAATCGAAGACCATTTTTTATATAAAATTCCGGTTGATTCTCCATGACAGTTTCTACTTTGTTTTGAGTAATAACTTCGCAAACATCCGCAAGATGTACTTGTTCCCCTCATTAAATTGTATTGATAGCAATTGACATCATTGCCACAGTCGCAATGACATTGCCAATAATTAGAACGATTTTTCCTGCCTATTTTCTTTACTACGGTCAATTTTCCGAAACGCTTTCCTGCCAAATCTTCCGCTTTTGGGTGTAAACATCCACAACTTTTTGTGTGACCATTTCTTAGTCTAGATGTGTCTACGATCACAATATTGCCACAATCGCATTTGCATTCCCATAACCTATGTTTCCACTTATTGGTTCCTGCGCTAGATTCAACTGTAAGTTTCCAAAATTTTTGACCTATTAAATCTTGATTAACCATGCACCGTTCCTCCTATGATAATTTTATTATATCATAATAACGGTACATATTCAATTTTTAATTTAATTCAATGATAAAATCAGCAACAACCGTTGTTTCCCCCACATCCACAGCTTCCATAATATCCATACAAGTTGCTTGCCGGATATGCAGGAACCGGAAGCGGTGCAGTGCGTCTGAGAATTTCTGCTGTATTTGCGTTCATAGCCGCCTGTAATACCGCATTCTGGTCGGACTGTGAAGCCGCCAGTTTAAGTGCCTGATTCTCTGCTCTGAGGTCTGCTGTCTCTTTCTGGCAAAGATAATCAAGGATTGCTCTTGTGTTGCTGTTCTGATTTTCCAGAAGGTCTCTGGTGTTGTTGTTCATTGTGTTCTGGAGGGCACAAGTGTTGGTAGCCAGGTTATAGTTGATACCCTGGATAGCTTCTCTGGTCTCGCAGCAACAACTTGCTAACTGAGACTGTAATGCATTGGTATTCTGCATACCGGCTACAGTATCAGCATTGATTGCCTGCTGAACGCCATTAAAACCTTGAAGCATTCCAACATTCATGCCGTTGAAACCACTCTGCATGGTATTGTTAAGCGCATATGTGCTATCGCAAATGCCCTGCTGAATACCTCTGATACCATTCTGAATATCGTTCAGAGCAAAGCTCTCATTGATATCCGCTCTGGTTGCCCATCCTTGGAAACCTGCACCATTTGTACCGTTTCCACCATTGCCTCCCCAGCCGCCAAAGCCGCCGAAACCGCCCCAGCCGAAGATGAGCAATATAATAATCCACCATGCCCAGCCACCGCCAAAGCCATAGCCTTCATCGGCACGGTTATTAGAGCCGCTTAATACAGCGACATCGCTTGCTGATAATCCACCATTCATCATAGTGATTACCTCCTTATTGATTTTTGTAATTTATACAAAATCAAAAGACCGCGGCTCTTTTAATTATTGTAGCGAATTTATTTTATTCCAAACTGATTCTTAACCTGCGATAACATATCATCAGGATTAATTCCTTTTTCTTGGCAAAGATTTCTTGCAAGCTTTTCAATTCCTGCATTATCACCTTTTTCCATCATATTAATTGCGTTGTCAATTACAGGATTATTCCCCGCTTGTCGTTTCATCATATTGATTATGGCTTGTTGAGGATTCCCTCCACCACGTATCATTTGCATAAGTTGCATTGGATTCATCATCTCTGTTTACCTCCATTCTGCTTTGATTCCGGTGTTACCGACATTTGTGTCGGGAACATACTCTTTATTTCGGAAATCTCAGAGCAAACATCGTTCCGAAGCTGATTAAACATAGCTTCTATGTCAATCGGTTTTTCTTCTGCCTTTGGTTGCTGTTGTTCTTCCGGATTTATAAGTCGATAAACAAAAATTCTACTTCTTCCATCTGCCTGTAATTGTTTTCTATATATTTCTGTTCCATCTGTTTTTGGATAATAAACAGGATTTCCGGACATATCTACATCTTTTGCCTTTACAGTATCAATGCCATCAACCATCTGTCCTTGCAACATGGGGATTTGTGGTACTTGTGGCATTTGTTGTATTGGCTGCTGAATCTGTGCCTGTCCGTATGGCATTGCCTGCTGATAACTATTCTGTAATTGTGCTAATCTATCTTGATACGGCTGTATTTGTTGAAATGGTTGTGCAAAATACGGATTACCATACTGCATATCTCAAACCTCCCTTGTTTTTATAATTATATTTTACAATAATAAGAGGTTGATTAACACGCCACGATAACGCCATAAATACGCCACATTTTATGAATACAAAGAAAAGCCCCGACAATACATCGGGGCAACTTTCATAATTTTCTTCTTTAATTTTCTGTTTATGCGGTCTACGGTTCTTGTGCTGTAGCCCATGATTTCTGAAGCTTCTGCAAGTGTTTTTTCTTCGTAAACACGCAATCGGAATAACTCTTTTTCTCTGGAATCAAATCCAGCTTCACGCAAATAGAAGATTCTTTCATCTTCTGAAAAGTCTTTATAATTATCCATTCCACCGTCCTCCCTGTTAGTGGAATCAATATTACACCGGGAAAATGCCTTTAAGGGCAAAGCCTAAAACAATACCGATTATGCCAGTTATGACATAAGCAATAATTTTGTCCTGTAATTTTCCTGGTTTTTCCATGAGTGCTTTTAAATTGTCGTTCATTTCGTCAACTGTATCTTTGATGTGTCCCAGATCGTTGTTGTATAAAGCAATTTTCTGTTCTAGCACATTGATACGATTAAAAAAGCCTTCATCCCTTTTGGAATGCTTTTCTTTCATCTCATGGACGGCACTTTCCAATTCTTTCAAGCGGTGTTCGTTGATACACTCGTGTTCACATCCCATCGCTATTCCTTTCCATCACTCCCATTTTTTAAGATATTGCTTCTACCCACCTAATTTGAAGCACCCCTGCGATACGTGGGAGGATTGACGTATCACGCACACACCATCTTAGAATCCGATAAATGGAAAAACGCCATGATTTACATAAATTTCAGTTTCGGAAGTCCAATTTCTGTTTACAGAAGATTCGGAATGTGATCCTTGAAATTCAGCTCCCTGTTTCACCAGAAAGAAAAGAGCCAAATCAAATATGCAATCATAGCAGTTTTCCATATCGGAATTTATTTTCTCATCACTGTAGGATGAAGGATAATTCCTTTTCTTCTTAAATGAACGAATAGCCCTCTCTGCTGAAAGAGGAATCATCCTCGCTGTTTCTACATCATCTTCAAGATAATTTGTCAAATCTTCTATAAGCTGTTCGTCCATTTAATCACCTACCTTTGCTGAGATAAAATCTCTGATATTATTCCAGCCTTATTAGTTGCTGTCAGGGCATAGCCGTTATCACTTGCGAGTTGTCTTAACTGAGATACAGTCATATTAGACAACTCGCTTTCTGTATACTTATGTGTTGATTCATCATAAACACTCGCTACAGATGGTGACTGGCTGTTTTCATCGAGACTATGCCCGGTTATTCCCCCGCCTTGGTACCGATCACGATACCACCGTTAGCTTTTGGTGCGACCGGAATGAACATTCCAGAAGCTTTTGTCCAAGTAGTAACCGGATCCTGTGTAGCCCACATGGACAGAGTAATAAACATTCTGTTTTGCTGTGTGATAAAAGCTCTTGCTTCCTCTTCCTCTGGTGTTGGCCCCCAAAGTCCAGTACCGAAAGAACCATCCGGGTTAGCTTCATACAGGGTAAATACGTTTTCTTTAAAGAAACGTCCAGTTTTCCATGCTCCATCTTTTCTGTAACGATATTTTTCATCGCAGCGATCTACGGTAATCTCATATTCCTGCATAAGAAGGTTTGCAAGTTCCTGTTTGGTCAGAAGACGTTTGTTAGCCGCACCAAGAACAGCGGTTTGCATAGCGGTGTTGTTTCTCATATAATTAATCATTTTTAAGGAAGTGAGGGCTTTATTAACAACAAATCCCTTTTCTTGTGCAACATCAATCATCTTTTGAATATCGCCCATAATATCAGAATCCGGCTTAGACCAGTCAGTAAGGGTGATTTTTGCTTCTGACGGAACGCCAAGATCAATCGGAAGATCTACATTGTTCTCATGGATTTTAAGAGAACCAGTTCCCATGATCTGCCCTTTCATAACTTTTGTTCTTGCCAGAACTGCTTCAAATGAATTACTTACATCGTCAAACACAAATTCGGTAAGAGACTGATCGTCCGGGACGCCGTTTTCAATAGCCATGCGAAGAGATTCTGACTGATTCATTTTCTCTTTAATGAAAAGTTTTTCGGTCAGTACCTTCTCAAAGCTTGGTCTCTCTCCAATTCTTGCCTCTGTATCAAGCGCATGAACATAAGCAACTCTAGGAAGTTGCTGCCCGCTCATAAGTCTGTAGTATTTTGCTTTCATAAATTGGGTTTTTACATCCGGGAAGATAACGTCAAGTGCTCCCGGACGTTTAACTGCATAATTCTGTGAATAGTTAATTCTCTCTTCCAGTGTAATACTGGTCAATACGTTATAATTCATTGTGGAATACCTCCTTAAAATTCAACTTCTGGTTCTGTTAAAAACGCAATTCCAAAAGGCTTATCAAGCTCTTGGAGTTCTGTTTTTGCGGTAGAATCAACTGCTACTGGAAGTCTGTTTTCAAAAACTCGTCCTGCAACGATTACAGAAATCGGACGTTTTTCATCGTCTGTCATATCAACTTCTTCGTATACAATCCCTTTTGCGCCTGTTTCATTTTTGGGGAAAACTGAACCAGCCTTAATGATTTTTCTTCCACCAACTTCCACCGCATTTGTCTGCTCTGCTGTAAAAGTCTTTAAAATAAGTCCTTCCGCAGATTCAAGAAAATTGGGGGTTGTACCGTATTCAATAACTTTGCTAAATGCCATAACTTAATTCTCCTTTTTTAAAAATTAATTGGGGCGTTTCCTCCAAGTTCTGTTTTTTCGGAACCGCTTAATTGTTTTGAACGTTCAGCTGCATATTTTGCAGCACCACTTTTTTCTTCTTTTCCTCTACCGCCATTACCACCACCCGGATTCGGAGTATTTTCCAATGTTTCTTTCTCCCAGGCTGCTTTTGCGGTATCAAGTGCTGTTTTATTTGCTTCGGAAACTCCCTTGACAAAAGTTTCAACTTCTTTCATTACATCCTCAGATTTCTCACAAGGCATGGACGCATATGCTTTAATAGCACTTGCGTAAGTTTCGCTTGAAAGTCCTGCGTTTGCGAACATGGAAGTAATTTCACTGATAAGGGCTTTTTTGTTGGATTCTGCAAGCGCAGCCTTCAAATCAGCCAATTCCTTATCAACTGCTTCCTTTTCTTTCTTGCGTTCAGCTTCCAGCCGTTCTGCTTCGGTCATGTTCTGCTTTTTCAACTCTTCCAACTCTTTTTCCAGAGAATCTGCTTTTTCAGCTTTTTCCTTCAGAGAAACATTTTTGTCTTTCTCTTTCTTAGTTTCAGCAGAAATAGAATCAAGAAGCTTAGAAACCTGTTCCTCGGAAGGTTCTGCAACTCCCATACCGATAAGTACCTGTTTTGCCTGTTCTCTTGTCATTGAAATCTCCTTTCTTCCAGTCCAATACGCTTTTTCAACACGGTTCGCTCCGCACATGGTCTGTACCCGATTTACGCTCACGGGCTGTTGCAATTTATTTGATTTTGGGTATTAAAAAAGAAGCCTTAGATTTCTCTAAAACTCCTTAAATAATCGAAATTTGGTTCATTCTTCGTTAGATGGAGAATTTGCCATTGGTTCTGTTTTGGACGGATTCTGAAATTTTTCATCCAGTAGTTGTTGAGCTTTCTTCATTTCCGCTTCCGGGTCTGCCAGTTCCGGGTAAATAGTTCCCAGATACGGTAAACTCATTTCGTAGACTTTCTGCGGATCACTAAATAGCCCACAAGTAATCAGTGCGATAAGCGGATGGATTTTATTTTTGAACAGATAATCAAGTGCTTGTGCTTTTACAAGCATATTGTCTGTTGGGTTTCTGGTTATCTTTACATCGAAATCTCGAGTTGAGATATTAACATCATTTGATGTACCACGGATAATATTCAGAATAATTCTAGCAGATTCCTTTTCGGCTTCCTTGGTGAATGCTTCTACCAATTTTGCATCTCTCTCTGCGAAGTCCCATCCATTACGAAGGTATACGGCATTTCCTGTATCTCCTCCGCTATTGCTTTGTCGGTTTGGCATTGCTTCCACAATCAGCATATTATTGTAGATATCATCCTTTGCAACCTGGCTCTCTGATTGATTCAGTTCAGCGGTCATAAGTTCAACATCCGACTGACAGCCATTTCCAGTGTCTTTAACAGAGATAGCACCAAGTTTTACCATTTTCAAAAACTCGTTTTCGTCTACCTCGCAGTTTTTAAATTTCATAAAGGCTTGCACAAACTGTTCCACGCCATTTAATCTATCAGACTGGTATTTGTTGATTGCATCAAATAAGGTGATTGCAATTTCAACGTCTGATAGTCTGTCGTGATTATTCGGGCATTCAACAATAGGAATCCCGCCAAAACCATTGATGCCGTAGTTGGTTACTTTTCCATTCTTGATTTCAAAAAACTGGTTCTTTGAATAACATAAATAATATTGCTGTTCGTCTTCATCCTTTAAAATCTGAACGGACAGCATTGGTTTCCCGTTTCTCTGCGAATATACAATGTAACAATCACCTGGATATGGGATGAAAATTCTAAACGGTGGTAAATCTCCGTTTTCTGTCCAGTCCTCTTCTTTCAGAATAGCCTTATAAGAAGTTCCTGTTGCACTCTGGTATATTGCCCTTTGGATGTTTCTTGCATCTGCATTGGCTTCATCCAAATAGTCATTCAGAAGGTCAACTTGCTCATTTATTTTTTCATCTGCATTTTTCTTTTTACATACATATTGAATTGGCTCCCCACAAATCTGTCCAGCTTTAAATTTTACAGTTTCAAACGCGTGATTTTCAACCACTCTGTTATTAACTTCTGGACGGACTATTTTGTTTCGGTATAATATCGGCTGATCGCCTTTCATGTACCGATACAAGTAATCAATTAATGTTCGGTTTCTATTATGTATGCCAATTGTATCTGATACTACTTTTACTACATTTTGTGGAGTGATTCGGTCAACGCCTGTGTAGGCCACTTTTCGCCCGAACTCACCTCGGCATAAATCTACAAAATTCATTGTATTTCTCACGAGCCGAACCATCCTTTCTGAAAAATAAAAAGCACTGGATATTTTAATCCAATACTCTACTTTATATTTTACACATATTGGCGGTATCATTCAGTATATTTTGGTATCATCTTTCAAAACCTTTTATCTTTTTTACTTCTGCCAAAGCTTTTAAGTGTTTTTTCTTAATATGTATTTCAGAATATCCCATCTCATCTGCGATACGAACCAATGATTTGTACTCAACATAATGCTTAAATAGTATGTTGTACAGCAACGGGTCTTCAACCTGTTCTATGGTTCGGACTATTTCCTGTTTTTTTTGTAAAAATTCGGATATCATTTTTGAAATCTCTTCTCGCAGATCAAATATCTTTGCAACCATATCTCCCATCGGATCACGTTTTACAGAAGTTTGTACCTTTTCTCCAACAGGAATTGCAGATACACTTGTGGAAAGAGAACTGAGCTGTTCTTCTTCGATAAGCTTGTTTTTGATTCTGTTATCATAATTTTCAATCTGTCGTAAATATTGAGTTGCAGTCATCATATTTTATCTCCTTCCCCAAAGTGGATTCTGTGTTGCTGTTGCGGTTCCTCCTAATGGATTCTGAACATAATCAGATAGCATTGCTAAAGAATCTATTCCGTCATCATGGAGTACCTTCGCTCTGGTAGTATAAGTGGTTACATTTGCCATGAATAAGCCATAATCTGATTTTGGTTTATACTGACTTTGGTGCAAAAAATAAAAATGATTTGCTATAAAGTTGGAATTGACAAGAATTTTCGTTTCTTTGTTAGTTGTCGTAACTTTTGTTTCAATTTTTGTACGGCATTTACCGTCAATAAGTTTTTGAACATTATGTGCTACACGGCTTCCAACATTATTTGATTCAAAACGCGACATATGCGGATTGTGCCTAATCAAAATATCCGCTGTTTTCTTATCCAAGATATCGTAGTCTGTGTTATCGTCAAACACTACATCTGGGATAAAATATTTATCTCCATACTGGTATGCAATTGGGAGAGACTCAAAATCAGTTCCTTTATCCTTTGTATCACACACAGACCAAATAGCATCCGGCTCTCTTTTTGGCATAATCACATATTCATCTGTACAGCCATCTGGAACATCTTCTCTGTCAAAGAAAAATCTTTTCAGCTTATCTGGTGGTAAAAGTAATCCCTCACGTTCTACTGGTTTCTGTTGATACAGACAGTTAAAAGAAATCTCGTCCATTGATTCTTTTGCGTCATTGAAATACTTTTCTGAAAATCCATTCACAGTGAATAAGAAATTGCTTTTTCCATCATCTGTTAATGCCGGTATTGCAATAAATCTTGCTCTTGGGTTCCCGGCATACAATTGTTGAAGTTTTCCAATAGGATCATGCACAGACCATCTGGTGGCAATGTAAAATTCCTTGCATCCCTCAAGTCTACGTGAGCGAAGATCATTTACTACTTTCGTCCATAATGTATCAAGTCGGCTCTTATTCAATGCTTCTTCGATACCAGACACAAGGTCATCCGCTGTAAGAAATCTGTTACAACGTGTAGCACCAGTCAAAGAACCATCAATTGATCTAAATGTCCATGTTTTGAAACGACCATTTCTTTCAAGATTTACAGTTGTTTCTTTTGCATTACTTGTCTTTTTACTTAAATCAATGTTTGGAAATATCTCACTCCACGTATATTCTACTGGATCATTAATAATTTCCAGAACACCATCATAAAGGGAACGTGTCAAAATACTACTGTGTGCGGATGACAGGTTAAAATCGTTTGGGAACCATCCACCGACCAGGGAAAGAAAGAAATCTTCTAGCGTAGATTTTCCGCAACCTGGCGGTACGCTCAATGCAAATATATCCAGTTTGTCATCCATCAAGTCTTGAAGTGAACCTATAATATTATGCTGCATAAATACATTTCTTCTTGGTTCGTAAAAACGCTCTTTTGGAATACGATTTTTTTCAAGATATAACAATCCACTGTCTACTTGATAATTCTGCGCTTCCAGTAACAAATACTGCCAGTAGATATCATCAAAGTCACCACTGCCAGTTAATGCAGCACACTTCTCTGCTATGTTATGTGAGTATTGACTTACTTTCATAGCCATTTTCCGTGCTTCTTGGTTCTTGTCGAAATGAAGGTCAATATTCATGTTCAAGAGCAAATCAAGGCAATCTTTTTGGTTCTGATAGATTGTCATATCACTACTGATAATTTGATTCAGCACTTCCCGATACCATTCAAGCGAGCCTTCTGTAATTTTTCCCATAAAAATAGAGCCAGACCTCCTTTCTTTTTAGGATTTAGTCTGGCTCTCATGTGGCTCTCTTGACTGTTTTATTTATTATTTAGCATTCTCATCAGCTGTCATATCTCTTGTATCTACGATGGTAGAAGTGTTACTTCCTTGAATTTTTGGTACTTCACCATTCCATTTATCAATTTTCTGTTTTTCAATCAGTTCGGGAGTAAGAGATTCTGCGATTTTTCTATTTGCTTCAGCTTCAGCTTCAGCTTTAATCTTAATTGCTTCTGCTTTTCCTTCTGCATCAATCTTTGCCTGTTCCGCTTGGATAGATGCTTTCTCCTTTTCCTGTTCGGCAGCAATCAGTGCAACTTCTTTATCTTTATCAGCTTGTACTTTTGCTGTTTTAGCTTCAATGTTAGCAAGTTCAAGCTCCTGTTGAGCGTTCACTTTCTTCTGAATTGCAGCCTGTGTTTCATCATCGGTGGAAATAGAAGTAAAGTTTACTGTATCAATAATAATTCCGTATGGCTCAAACTTCTGTTTAAGATATTTGTCAAGTGCTTCATTCAGTTCCTGGCGTTTATCACCGAAAACATCTGTTACTGGATACTTCGCAGTTACTTCCTGCGTCCATGCTTTCATCTTAGGCTTAATAAAAGTATTTTTCACAGATTCCCCGGATTGACCTTTGAACTGAGTAAATACATCAGTTACTCTGCTCTGATCGAATTTATAAGAAAATTCAAGGTCAACTTGAAGCGATTTACCATCTGCTGTTGGTGTCTTGAAGCTTTCATCTTTTGGAGAATCGCCCTTATCCTCAGATGTAAGATAAGACTGCTCGATTCCAACGGAATACAGTGAAGTTTTTACTGTTGGTGAAATCACATGCCATCCCTGTGTAAGTACATTCTTAGAGATTCCTCCGTTCATTTTGTACTCTACCGCAATGTAACCAGCCGGAACTCTCACACTGCACTTTGCAACACATATAAGTCCTGCAATGATTACAACAGCTAATCCAATTCCACCTAAAAGTCCTTTTTTCATTTATTATCCTCCTCTTTTTGACTTTCGTCTTTATTTAACTCATCAATAGCATTTCTGCCAATGTGGTTCAATAATTTACCTAGTGGTTGAAATAATTTGTAAAGCAGGAACCATACTACTGCCGCTCCACATATCACTAGAAATATAAATACTGGATTCATTCAATCACCTAACTTTCTACAAATTTCAATAAAATCTGGCTTGCTAAGTTCTTTCAACTTATCAGCATACTTCGGGAATTCATGTGTATATATCGGATGACCTAAAAGTTTTTCTGCGTATTCGTATGCAAGTCTTCGGTCATCCCCTGTAAGCATACAAATTCCTGTGTAGGTTTCAACTACTACCGCTTCTTGTTTTGTCATACATATCCTTTCTTGATAAAATCATCTTTTTAATTCCGTAAAAATATTTTCAATTACTTTCCATTCTGCGAATACTGCCATAAACAGTAATGGTACTGCAGAAAATCCCCAATGATTTTCAATCATCATTTGAATTGTGGCTATCAAATAATCTGCTACCCATTTGGATATTATGAAATTCGCAATTATCCAACATATTTTTCTTGCCTTCTTCACTCAATAGACCTCCATTTATTTCCACGGTATATTATCATTTTCGTGTTCCAAAAAGAAATCAACCTTGTCAACATATCCTTTAGCTATCAGTTTTTTTACACAATCATCAACTCTTACAGGAGATGTATACCTTGTAAATTCATTTGAATATACAGTCTTGGCTGTAATATTTCCGCATATTTTGCATTTTTTTACAATATAAGCATTTATATAAGTACCATTTCCGTAATCTATTCTGTCATAGCATTTCCCAATTTCCTCATATAGGTGGGAACATTTTTCTTTAAACCAATTCATACATTCACCTCACTGGAATCCCTAATTGTTTGTAGGTAAATACGGCAGTGTACTTCTTACCGCATTTGTAACAAGTTTCCGTAATAGTGCAAGTCTTTTCTTTGTCATTACATTTCGATTCTGTATCCGAACTTTTGAACTTGCATCCACCTGTCAAAATACATTTAATCCGTTTTGTGTTCATACATTCACCTCGAACTCTTTCTTACAGTTGCTACCCTTGCATTTTAACTTCAAGTGCTGAATCTTCGTGCTTGGGCTAATCAGAAGTGCTTTCTTTTGGCAAAAAGGGCAACAGGCGTATTTCACTCCATTGATATTCCTCAATAATGCCTGTCCATTCCACGGTTCGGGTGGGTTCATGTATTCAGAAAAATCTATTCCTTCGGATTCTAATGCTGACTTAATGCTCATTTATTTACCTTTCTATTTCTTTTATGCTTTATTGGTCTTCCCTCTTTGGCTGCCCTTTTTATCATTCGCCGCGCAACAGATTTAAAAACATTATCAAATTTCCGTTTCCCTTTTCTTCCAGCAATTTGTCTAAATTTTGGCTTTTTATTCATTTTTAAGCAGTTATTTGGTATTTTCTTAAAACCAATTTTCATGGCTTCTTCAATGCTTATTTTTTCTTGATCCATTAATTTTCCTCCGTTTCGGAATGCCATGCATTTTACGGAAATTGTTCTTGTTTATTCGATTTGGGGCAAATAGTGTCCAAAATAGTTCATCACTTAATTTACATTCAAATTCAATACTTAACGGCTTTCCTATGCTACAAAGTGTACCGTCCTCATTTCTGTGAAGAATACCGCCTTCGATAACAAAAGCACCATCCGAAATTGAAATCTCTGGTATTTATTCAATCACTTCACCATTACATGTAAAGAAATGCTTTAATTCTTCCTTTTCGCCCATATCAGCATATCCCTTTGTTTTTCCTTAAATTAGCGTATCGGTCAACCAATGTGTCAACAGTAACAGTTAACTCGTTGATTCTAATACAGTCATCCTGGTGGCGTTGTTCATACCATTCTATAGATGGATGACCAGTATCTACATTTTCAATTCCATCAATCGGAATCTTCCAGTTATCATTTTCAAGAAGCTTTTGGTTAAGTGTCTCCGATAAAGCTTTATAGTCCAGGATTATATGCTGTTTTTTCTCGCATTCATCAGCCAAACGAACAACTTCATTTTTCAACTGTTCTTCTGTCCAGTTTGCCATATCCTCAAATTTCATATTTACCACCTCTGTCTTCGAAAATTGTCTCTTCCAAGCATAAATTTTTCGGCTGAAAAATTATCCTCTACATCAATATGTGCTTCACGGTCTTGCACCTCATATCCGTTTGGTGTTAATTCAAGTTTTGCAGTATATTCAGCGCCGCAATTGGTGCATTGCCATGTCACATTTAAAAAGAGTCATTTTTCTATAAAAGGGTTTGTGAAATCGGCATTTTCACATTTCAATATTCCACCGCAAACAGGGCAATTGCGTTTATCAAGTAAATTTAGCATTCAAATTCCCTCCTCTCCCTGTGCTTCATTTGGCACTCGATCATCTTTGCTACATTTTCACGTTCCTGTTTTATTCCATGCCCTTGCCTGAATAACTCGCATTCAAGAATGTTTCCGCACTTGGAACATTCATCTTTTATTTCTTTCCCATATACCTCAATCATTTTCATCACCACAGTAAATCAGTAAGTAATTTGCAAGTTTTCTAAGGTCATTATTCCCATACAGGCGAATACCTTCTTTTAACCCTCTGTTAATTAACCAAACAGCTAACTTTATTGGTTCTACAGGTGGCTCATCTTGGGATTTTTCTATCCTAAAATCATCGATTAAACCACCTCTATTTATAAGTTCAGAAAGTTCACTCATCGGTACTATGCCTCCTTGTTTTCCATCTTCTTTTCCTTCCAAAACTCACAACAGCATTCTGGTTCCGTAAAGTCTGCGCAATATTCGCTATCACCATTGAAACAAACCCATGTGAAGTCATCATGTTTTCTACAGGTTTTGCAATTAATTTCCATAACTATTTTTTCTCCTCATTAATTCCGTTAAGAATACTAATAAGCTGTTCTTGGTTAATTTCCTGTGTACATGGCAAAAAATGGTCTTTTATAGTCTGTAAAGCAAAAAACATAGGTGAAATAAATGATATTCGCATTGCAAATGTACATTCGCTTTGCAGAAAATATTTTATTGGATAAAGTCCGTGTGAAATGTGATAATCCGCAATAGCAATTGCTTTCAAAATGTAATCTTTTGTTTCAATAGTTTTAGTTGAAAAATTAGTTTTCAGAACAAGTTCATTTTTAATTTGGAATAATGTTTTACGTAAAAACAATTCTGTATCTCTTCTAGTAGGTGCAATGTATAAAATAATCGGTTTTCTCATTTCTTATACCTCACATTCAAAATCCAGTGTGCCGACTTGAACGGCATAAACCTCCCAACGAGAAACACTGGAACTTTAAGGGGGAAAATGCAACTTCTGGCAATGGCAATTTGCCAGATAGAAACAACAGGAATCGAACCTGTGTCACATGATATTCAATATCATTGCTCTACCACTGAGCTATGTTTCTTTTTTCATCATAAAACGCTAAACTAGATGATTTTTTTAGAATCCCCGACTACCACTCCTCACGGGCATTGGTCTTATCTCTCTAAAAAGTTTTTGCACAAGATCGCTAGTGAGTTGCGTCTATATGCCTGCACGAATGCACACAAACGCATCCGCATTTATGTGCAAGAACTAACAATAGCTATGCTAAAGTAAGATATCCTATCTACACCTGGTAGATGGAATTGCAGGAGACGGATTCGAACCGCCGTTCTCAAGGATATGAGCCTTGCGAGATTCCACTTCTCTATCCTGCCGGAACCCGGAAAAACCGGGTTAGCAATAGGTTTATCGTGTTATGCTTTCCACTATCTACAAGTTTTAGTGCTGTAGATTCACTGGATATTTTTATGCGTCTTTGAACGGCATCTCTTGAAAACTCCTTTTATTAACGTGCGCTGCGTTAATGTTTTTAACTCCGAGATATACCAGCCGGGAAATCAGATCCATTTAGGCTACGCCGTATCGCACCTAAATTTACCTAATCCACACACTCAACTGGAAGTTTTTTCCACCCATATTACGGATGAATGGCATTTAGAAGAAATGGAAGCTCTGGGATTCGAACCCAGGACTTACGGCTTATGAGGCCGTTGCTCTTACCGCTGAACTAAGCTTCCTAAGATACCGAATTATTTGACCGCCATGACAAACAATCCGGCACTGTTGCAGTTCTTGACCACCAACCGCAACAAAGGTTTTCTGAAACGCTTTTAGATTTCAGAAAAGAGTGTTATAAAATGAACTTGCGGCGTTAGCAAAACCGCAAACTGGGCTAACTGGATTCGAACCAGCAAATATAGCAGTCAAAGTGCTGTGCCTTAACCGTTTGGCGATAGCCCATCAACCCCGGCGCACCATTAAAACCGGGGAAGTCGTGATATTAAGCTAAACAAGTATATAAACTTTCCGCTCTTACTGATTACTCTTTTCCAGGAGGGAAATTTTCTTTTTCTAAATATTCAATAATTCCTGGCGTATTCATCAATAAGAGCTTACGCTACTCTGGATGCCTCGACTTATCACTTTCATAGGCTTTCCCGAACCTACATGGATTAAGTCGAAGCTGTGCTTTTATGAATTTAACCCTTTCGATTAATTCAATCGGGATAATTCCAATTGGAATCGGTAAATACATGGGAATTACCTCTTATTCTGCAAAAATCCAATCCTCTGCTAACATATCTGCTTGAGATGCAAGCCATCCCATCTGTACGCCAGATGTTCCGACAAAAGCAATGGCTTTGTTTCCGATTGCATCATGCTCACAGTTCACAATCTCTCCATCTGCTGTCTTATAAGAAATACCAATAGCAAGCTGAATGTACTGTTTCTTGCCATTCCAGCCTTTACGAGACACTTTAAGTCCTCTTTTCAGATAACGGATAGCGTCGCCAAATCCAAATGTTGACTGACCGCCAAGAACACCACAGTTATTCTCATCAGCAATCATCCAGTCATCTCTCTGTGTGTGCATAAAAGTGTATTCCACTCTCTGCGTTTCACGGATATCAAGGACTTCTCCCTGTCCTTTATCGGAATCTTTTGGTCTGCAATGAATCATAATCGTCTGTTTTTCATCGTCCCAGCACCAGTAACCGTTCCATCCTGGAAGTTTCATTTTTGCTCCCTGTTTCATAAGTTTAAATGCTTCTGAAAATTTCATTTCTATATCCTCCTTTACCTTGTGCAAATTAAGAAAATATTCAGTGCAAAACATATTTCTAAACAAATGCAGAATAAAATCTGTATTACGCTTGTTTTTCCTTCTTCGTCCAGTATAGCCAAAGTGCCGGCAAGAATCAGAACGAAAAATACAAGATTTACAGCTGTCCCAATTACATTAAGTGCATTCATTTTCTTTTTCCTCCCCAATTAAGAAGTCCAGAATTTTTTCTGCAATTTCTTCTTCTGGCTCAAATGGCATTCCACAGTAATTGTAGGATTCTAAAGCCGATTTTAGGCTTGATTTGAAGCCATTGTAAATTTCTCCACGCTGTAGTAATTCGTGCCTTAAAACTGAAATTGCATCAGTAATTGATTGAGAAGTGACACTGATTTGTGCCAAGCACTCCATTTCAATGTCTGGAACAGCCACTATTTCAAACTCAAACACTGGAATTTCATCTACTGCTGTATGGAAATTTACTGATCTTACTCTATGAACTTCTTTTCCATCAATAAAACATTTTGTTCCACGCCAATCATGGGGGTTGGGGTTTGTGATTTTTACTATCGGCATCTTCGTACCCCTTTCTTTTAGTTTTACAGTAGAGAAGAAGGTGTTTCGCAATCTCTTCCAACTGCAAAATGTTGTATTTTGGAACTTCCCATGTTTTTTGCTCTAATAATGGAGACGGTGGAATTTTCTCAGTCGGTAGTTCGTTAGTTACTGTGGCATTGATAAGCATAGACGCTACATCAATAGGTGATTCTGGAAGACAATCCTTGTTATCACTTATTTGTGCATCCGGCATGAATAACTTTTTCCATTCTCCGTTTTCATTTGAAAATACTTCTCCGTTTTGTACTTTAAGTTTTCTAATAGCTTCTCTTGGAATATCTTCTTCTTTTTCACATTTACGAACATCATTCTCAATGATGTATAAAAAACAATTCATCCTTCTTCCACCTCCCCGAAATATTTTTTGTAAAGCTTATGGTTGTAATACCACAGATGTTGCATCACAAAAATTTTATCAATACATTCCAGCTCATAATACATCACTCTGTACTCAGCGGTTCTGTCTCCGTTTTCATCAACACTATAACCAGCTAATTCAGATTTTGATTTTGCGCCAAACCACCTACCGTTCTTTGTAACAAACAAAGAAATATTTCCATATTCACAAACATATGTGGCAGTTTGAGTATCATACAATCTGCCATCAGCTAATATTGCTTTTGCGTGAATTGGCCTCACCAGTTTCCGAATTGCCGGGGATTCCTGTCCGACATTTTCATATGCTTGGTTTGTTTCCGAAACGCCTTTTTTATTTTTTGAGAAAAATTTAAGCACGCCTTTTCCTCCCGAAATATTCATCAACTGCCTGTCTCACAATATCCGATACGCTCCTGTCTGTTCGGTTCTTCTCTTCCAGGAGCCTTTTTTTCTGTTTTTCGGAAAATCGGATGCGGATGGATTCGGATTGTGGGTTTGGTTTCATGAGCATTTACCTCAACTTACAATTTCAATTGGATATCCTAAGTATGCTTCCAACTCTGAAACAGTCAGTTTGCGTGGTTTCTTTATTTCGACATAAGCACGCTGTATGATATTGTCTGTTGTCTTTGCGATTGCCTTTCCAGTATAACTTTCAAGCTCTTCGTTTGCATATACATTCAAATGTTCATATCCATATGCCCGGCACCATCTTGCAGCTGAATCAACAATTTTTCTTAGCTCTTCTTGCTCATCACCAAACAACTCCGAATATCTAACCGCTTTGTTGAAATCACTCGAACTTACTTCATAAGGAGCCACAACATGTTTATATGGACTTCCAATAAAATGAAAATATCTATGTGATTCCATTGCTTTTTGGCCTTTTGGCAAGTTGAACCCTTGAGCTATTGCTTTTTTAAGCAACTGTTCTGATTCAACATTGTTTTCTGTAACAATGCACTTATTTGTGAAATCAATCATTTTTATCACCCTCTAAAAGTTTATATAGCGTGCTTCTTGAAACTCCCATAATCTCGGCAAATTGTACTTTTGTTATTTCCCCTCTTTGCCAGCTACGTTTAGTTTCGTTGAAAAGTTCCTTATCTATCTCTTTTTTGGCACGACCTTTATATTTGCCCTGGACTTTTGCAATTGCAATGCCTTCTTTTTGTCGCTGCCGAATATTTTCTCTTTCTCTTTGTGCTACATATGAGAGAAGCTGCAAAACTATGTCTGCGATCAATGTTCCTGTCAAGTCTTTGTTTTGCGTAGTATTAAGCAACGGCATATCCTGTACAATAATATCTGCTTCAATCTCTTTTGTGATTCTTCTCCATTCAGCAATAATCTCTTCGTAGTTTCTTCCAAGTCGGTCAATCGAATGGATTACCAGAATGTCACCTTTTTGAAGAGAAGCAATCATTTTCTGATACTCTGGACGATTGAAGTCTTTCCCAGATTTTTTATCCATATAAATTTTCTCAACACCATCTGTTTTCATTGCTTCAATCTGTCTTGCTTCATTTTGATCTACTGTTGAAACTCTTACATATCCTACTTTCATATATACACGCTCCTGTTTCTTTATAAAACAATTATACACTATAATGTGTGTGTTTTCAATAGTAAATTACACGTTTAAGTGAATTTTAATTGATTTTTATAACATTTGCGTTTATTATGTGAGTAGGAGGTGTTTATATGGTATCTCAAAAAATTAAGCAAATAATGAAAATGAAAAAAATTACAAATATTCAAGTTGCTGAACATCTAGGAACTTCACCACAAGCACTAGCTAACAAGTTTTCCAGAGAAACTCTTTCTGCTTATGAACTTATAGCCATCCTTGACTTTCTTGGTTGTCAAATTTCTGTTGAAGCATTTCCAGATATCATAGTAAAATTTAATAGCAATGATCTGAAAAGAGAACCTTAATGGTTCTCTTTTTTGATGGGAGGCTGCACTTTAGGGCGTCCTCCTTATCTGTGTGATTCCATTTCTAGATCAAATAACTCATTATCAAATCTCTAATAATTTGTGAAATACTTTTTCCAGATCGAAGAGATTCCTTTTCAAGAAGCATTCTCATATCATCATTTACTCGAACTCTTATTGAATCGCCCTTTGGGTCTGTAGTTGGCCTTCCTTTTGTCATATCATCATTCCTTATATATGTAGGACAAAACACAATAGATTCTTTATTCGGGTTACTCATTCAGCCTGTATAAGGTTTTATATATACCCCCTCCCGGTCATCCAGTGCGGACGCTGGCAAGTCAGCCCGCCGCCCCATGGGACCCGCTGCCCTTGCCTGGTCGCTGTTTGTCGTAAGCCTTCGGAAGTGGTCAAGGGAATGCTATGCAAAATCTATTGTAATATTGCACAAAAAACAGTGTTTTATAAAATGTCTTTTTAGGGTGTACCCTATTTGTACATTGCGTATTGCTAGATATAGAATCCATTTTCTCGCAATCACAATATATAGTATTTTTACTGTTATAACTCCGGCTTTTCCATCTCTGGAAGCTGCAAAGCGGCTTTGTGCTTCTCTGCGATCTGCTGCGCGGTCTGCTGTGGTACGCCGTACTGTTGCGCTGCTTGTACTGGTGCAGTTTCTGCCATGCCGTATGCGGCTTTTGCAACAAATATCAAATTCGCATTTGTTCCGGTCTGGTTATGCAGTCTATTAATTGCACAGTTTTTGCAAATATCAAACCATTTTTTAGCCGTGTTACCATGCGATGAGTTTGTTCTATACACTCCATTCATCCAGTCAGTAAACGTTGTACGATTAATCCCAACTAAAAAGCTAAATACTTCTAATGTTGGCAATACATGATATTTACTGCATAATCTCACATAAGTATTAAACATTTTATCTAATAGCTCTATATTGTCATTACTTGGCTTTTGTATATGATCTGCAATATAAAAAATCATATCTACAAAGCTATCTGATACTTCTTTCTTATAGTTTTCGTTATCTGGTGATATACATAATACAGTATTTATATATTCATCAGCATATATATTAATATTATCTAAATAGATATCTACGTCTTGTACATTTACTGTATTATCTTTCATGTTATCACCTCACTTTAACACGTTAATTTACAAATAAAAAAGAGAATGTCACCGGGTAAAGCTTATTCCCGGAAGGCTTCCGGGTGTTCGGGTACATTCTCTAAAACTCAAATTAAAAAAATATTCTGTTTTCTTTGTTGCTGATACCTTAGCACAGTTTTTAATATCTTGTCAAATTTAATTTTGCATAAAATAAAACCATATATTTTGTTAATAATTAATAAATAATAATTAGGGTATTATATTATAATCTTTATTTATATTTATATCTTATATATTATTATACGGTACTGTATAGCATATCTTTTAATAAACTCCAGCTTTAGGAATCTAGGAAGGGCAGAGAATAATTATATAATTATATATAATATAAGGGCGGCTACATTTTCGCAGATTTGCATAATAAAAGCCAGACCTTCCAGGAGTTTCTATCCGGCGTGATCTGGCTTGTTATGCGTGTTATTTAATTAACGATTCTGTGTACTTTCAGCCTCTGCCCTTCCTGAGTTCCGTCAGCTCTCGTTATCTGATAGCCTAAAGAAGTTTTAGAAAAATGTCAAGCGGTATTTTAAAAATATTTTTCTTGACAATTTGCCAAAAGCTGTGTTATTAAAATATTAACAGGCTCGGCGGCGGTCTGTACTCTGTCCATAGCCGCCATGAATAAGCATTTTAAAAGCCCCGGGATGATTTCCTAGGGCTTTATTTTTATTCTTCCTCTTCTTCCTCTAACCATATTTGACACTGCTTGCCGTCCTCTTCGTAGCTGATAGCTTCACCAGCTTCCAGGCGTTCCCGCCAGTCCTCCGGGTAATTCTCCGGTCTGTAAATACAGTTTCCCGGAAGGAATTGATTTCCGCGCATTTCATTTATTTTCATATTTTCCCTCCTGTCCGCCCTCCTGGGGCTGTGTGGTTGTTTTTCTTTAACTGTCTTTATTATATCACTATATTTTGTGATTTGTCAATGTATTTATCACTCTTTTTTTGTGAATTATATTTATATAATCTGATCTATCTTTTTCTGTTTCTACATATTTCAAAATGTCTCTTGGCTGCATCTCCAGAACTGCGCAAAGCCGATTAAGGTTATTAAGAGATATATTAGTATCTCTATCCCTAAATTTTTTCATTGTAGCCTGTCCAAAAATCCCGGTATTTTTTGCAACTGTTGTATTTATACCAATATTTGAAAGTTCTTTTATTACGTCGATTTTATACTCTAGCATTTTTCTTTCCTCCTGTTTTATTTCTATATATAATGTAACTTTTTGTGATCTAAATGTCAAGAAAAATTTTCACTTATTTTTGTGATTCATGTATTGACTTTCCCTAAAATTAGTGATATTATATAACCATCAACAAAGGAACACGAGAAACAAACAACCGGAACCGCCCGAACCACTCAAGCCAATGAGGACATAGGGAACGGCACCGATTAATTGAAAAATTCTAGTTCCTGGACAAAATAAAAAAAGCCCGGTCGACTTCCAAACCAAACCGGGCACCAAACTAAAAAGAAAGGCAACCCTATTATAACAGGGGCGAAGGTAAAAAACAATGACAAAATACAATTATCTGGAAGCAGTAAAAGAAGACGTTAAAAATTATATTGATAGTGAAATTAATTTCACAGACTTTGACAGCTTGGAAGAACTGGAAGAAAAATTGAATGATGAACTTTGGACAGAAGACAGCGTAACAGGCAATGCAAGCGGCTCTTATTATTGCAATTCTTACAAGGCAGAAGAAAGTATAGCGCACAACTGGGACTTGCTCGAAGAAGCCCTTGACGAGTTCGGACAGAATAACATAAATGTTATTGAAAAGGGCGCAGAATGGGCAGACGTAACAATCCGTTGTTACTTATTAGGGATCGCAATTTCTGAAGTACTGGACGATCTCGAAGAAGATTTTGACGAAGCACATAAAGAAATGGAGGCCTAAAGCATGAAATATCATTACATAGCAATTTCAACACGCACAAACAATAAAAACTTTGCGTCTGTTCTTCGGGTCTCTAGCTCTGACAATTTATTATTTTCTTTGCAAATCCCCGGCATTACTTCCGCAAATATTTGCAGCACGAAAAAAGAAGCTGAAAACGTTGTTGACTTCTGGAACAAGTGTTACAAGACAAATAAAACTTATGGATGGCTTTAAAATGGTAACAATCAAGAAAGCCACGCAAGCGCAGACAATCGCCGCCATAAAAAGCGGCGACTTCTCCATAGTTGATACAATCAATAAAAAAGCCGAAAAAGAAGCAACGGAAATTTTTACTGCTGTTTCCGATGGCGTTATTAAATTAGCTTACTGGGATATGTCCCCGGTAAAGCGTCGGGATGGTAAAAAGTCTGTGATGCGGTACGCACTGCACAGATCAACGAAAAAAGAAGACTGTTTACAGCTCTCCTGCATGGAGCTTATCGGCGGCGAAATCATCCCCACAAGCGACAGACAATTTAAGATTAATGATGATTACGACCGCCGGGAATTTTTCCGCAGTCTTCCGGGCGTTACAAAAATGACTTTAAAATAATAAGGAGCTTAAGATTCCGGGCAAGTTTTTGTACTGTTTAATTTTTGATTTGTATATGATATAATAACATAAAATTATGGGGGTAATACATATGATAATGTTAAAAATGGAAAAATGGGAAAGTATTGTAAATGAAACTATTAAGCATTTTTTTGATAATTATAAAGTATTTGATGATAATAACAAAGCTTTAGAAAATAAAAGCCTGTATCAATATATTAATGATATTTGTGAAGAAGGCCCGGAAACAGAAATTCTGCACTTTCTATTTACTGGCGACAGCGAATATATCCAATTTGCGGGAAAGTACAATATTTCTTTATACGATGAATTTTCACAAGAACTTGAAAATAAATTGATTGATGAATTTTATTCCCTTAATCAAGAACAATTCTGCGACGATCTCGAAAATTTTACAGATTATTTTTTAAGTGAATACACAATTTTATTGAAAACATATATTTATGATATTCTTGATAGTTTTACGGTTGAAAAGTTAAAATGCATTATTTTTAAATAGTTTCCGCCGCTTCCCGGTATTCAGCCCGGCGGCACGTTCACGGCGTGCAAGCGGTTTTTGGCATTCTGCCAGATGCACCTTGCAAAGTTAATACCATAAGTCAAACAATTAACGCGCTATTTTATCCGTAAATCGTTTTTTATGCTGTTAATGGGGATTTATGCAGCATTTGCATTTTGAGCCGCTTAAGAGCCTTTAAATCGCTTTTTAGTGCGCCACATGGTTTATTGACTGTCTGCGGCTATGGGTGTATAATAGCCTTGTATAGCTATGTTCGGATATGCTTTATTTGCGTACCGTGTAAATTGGTGCATTTTGTCCGCTTATGTGCGTAGCTTGTCCAGGCTTCCCGGTGATCTGTCGCAGCTGTCCGGGTTATATATCAATTATTGTTGTATGGCGCTGTATTTGCCATTTTAAGGCGTTTTATAATCGTAGTCAATAAAGTATAGGCTAAATACGTTACAAGCTATTTAAGGCTTATTTTGCAAGAGTATTATTGTATTTTAACGCCACGTTATATGTTACTTGTTGCTATGGCCTATTATCTGTGGGCGGTTGGTTCTGGTCTGCCAGGTCTACGGCTGGCGGTTGATTTCGTTGGCGTTCAATCGTTCCCGGCGCTGTCCAGGCTTCATAAGCTCGGCGTGGTATCGGCTCCCGGTGCTGTCCCCTGGTTGATTTGTGGCAACGGAAAAGTCGCAGCTGTTCAAGGATTCAATAGTTGCAACTAACTTGTGGATGATCCCTAAATTTCAACATAATTTTAGAAGCCTAAAATCAAGGAAATCCATAAAAAAAGTGGCAACCAGAAAAATTCTCTCATTTTCTAGCTGCCACTTAAATTTTAATTTTGCACAAATATTTCTATAGCGTAAAGTGCTGAATGATTCAAAATTCACAATTTATTTAATCCTTCTTTCTTCCGTGTTCCGTATCTTCTGTGGGATGATTTCTCTAAACGTTCCGTCCTCTTCATTTGGGACTTGGAAAGTTTCTTCTTTCTCTGGTAATTATCAGTCGTTGTTCCCATTCACGCCCTCCTTGTTAATCTTCTGGTTTCTGGTTTCAAAGTTTATAATTTCCGTGTCTGTTTCCAATTCTTCCGGTATTCTTCCAACAATGATAACTCGTAGTGGCTTCAATCTCCGTTCCATCTCCTTGAAACCAACGCAAAATTCCAACCGTGCTGCCTTGCTCTTTACTCTTCCATTTGTGCAACAGGCAACTGTGCTTCCCTCTGGTAGCCCATCAAAGCACCAGTCCCAACAGTATTCTGGCAGTATGTTTACGTTCGGAATTACCAGAATATCATTCAAGATCATGTAGTGAGCCAGTGAGTGATTGCGGTATTTATTCCACAAGCACATTACCAGTGGCATTCCATTCTTGCCTACCGATATGCTAAAATCCGGCATAATGACTGCATGAAAACATTTTAAATGCTCCATATACTTGTCTGGCTGATTCCATAATCTTTGAAACTGTACATCATCCACGTAGAAGTTTACATCAAGTTCCCGATGGTTCTTAATCTTTCGACTGAAGCTCTCTGCAAAGTCTACAGTATCTTTCCCTGGATGGATAAAGGTCTTTGGAATTTTCGGGATTCCGTACTTGCCATCAAGGTCTGCATTCGTGATTAAAAACTCTTTCATTACGTCATAAGCTGTATGTATCATTGATTCCACTCCCATTTTTTCTCTTATAGTGCTAAAAGGTACTTATATTTGAAAAATACCATATCTTGTGTCTTAATGCAAGTTTTCCTACTAAATATCTTGTGTTGTTCTGAATGTAGAGTGAAAATCATATCGTCAGAACAGCGCAAGGGAAACCCCCATTTTTCAAGGCTTCCAGACCTTAATTGAAATGTCAGTGTTGCACATGTAGCCGCCAACGGTTCCACGGTAATTTTTTCAAAAAGTTCATTGACAATCTGCCTGTTAATGTCTTTTGGAGTAACGCCTTTGAACTTTTCTAACTGTTCTTTAATAGCACTTAATTGTATTTCTACTGGCTCTGGACTTTTAATATTTTGTAGTTCTCGAATATGGCTTTCTGTCTGTTTTATCTGTTTTACATATTCTTTATTTCTTGAAATAAATTCATCATCAGATATTTTGCCATCCAAATTGTATTCCAGTATTTTTTCACGTTTCTGTTTTAATGTTTCAATCTGTTTTTCAAGTCGCGATATTTCACTTTTGTTGTCTGGGATGTTTTTTATCGTAGACTGTAAGATTTCAAAATATTCTTTCAAAATATTATCAATATTTTCAGAAGATTCATTAATCAAATCTGCAATTACTTCTTTCAATTCTGATTCTGCCAGTCCGAATGAATCACATGAAGCTGCTCCGTTTTTTATCTTATAACTGCATACCCATCGAACGTCTTCTTTCCCTCTGATATAATGTTGCTTCATCCAGTATGGAGCTCCGTCATTTGCGCAGAAAAGTTTTCCGGTGAAAATATTTTCGTTTTTAAAAGAGGTTCTTCTTGATTTTATAGCTTCTCCACGCTCTCTTAAATATGCGTTTGCCTTTTCCCAGGTAGTTTCATCAATGATCTGCGGTACTCTGGAACCATCATCCTTAAACATTATCCATTCTGACTGTGGAAGAAATTCTTGTTTCTTGGTGAACATATCGACAACCTTTACTTTTCCTCCACAATAGTATCCTTTGTATTTTGGATTCCGAATAATATTTTTTATGACATCCCGGTTGATTTTCCCACCTTTTAAACTTCTGTATCCCATATCCCATAGTTTTTTTTCAATTCTTGGAGTAGATATTCCGGAAGCGTAATCTTCAAAAATCATTCGAACCATGTCTGCTTCTTCTGGGATTAGTTCAAGCTTTCCTTGATTATTTGAGTATCCATACATTCTGTGTCCGAGAACAACACCGTTTTTGATCGACTGTGCGTGTCCAAACTTTACTCTTGAAGAAAGTTTTCGGATTTCGTCCTGTGCTACCCCGGCCATAATAGTAAGTCGAAACTCACTATCATCATCAATAGTGTTAATTCCATCATTTTGGAACCAAACGCATACGCCATAAGATAGCAATTCTCTGGTATATTGGATACTATCAAGAGTGTTTCGTGCAAATCTTGAAATTTCTTTTGTTATAATCATATCAATTTTTCCAAGCTTTGCATCTCTGAGCATTCTTTGAAATTCTTCTCTTTTATCCGCATGCATTCCAGAAATACCATCATCAATGTAAGAACCTGCAAACTTCCATCTGTTGTTAGAATGTATCAGCTCTTCAAAATGTTCCTCCTGGTGCTTAATAGATGCTTGCTGTTCAACTTTTTCAGTAGAAACCCTGGCATAATAAGCAACATTTAGTTCAATGTCGTAAATAGAGCAATTTCTTAATTTTTCTCTGACATAATAAATATTCATAGTGCATTTCTCCCTTAATAAACAGGGAGTGGAATCATATAAAGTATAACACCTCATATAAATCCACTCAATACATTGTCGTTACTTTCTAATGCTGATTTCAGCTTTAATTTTATCTCTTGTTTTCTCATCTATCAGACCAAGTGAGAACATTCTTTCGTTTATGGCATACAATATAGCTTTTTCCATTAATTGTCCCTCCATATAATTATCTCGTTTTAAGCGCTGTTTTTCTTTATCTTTTGTATGCCCTATAATTTCTACAATTATTCTCTTTTGAACGATTCTTTGCTATTTTAAGTACACAATTATCACGTTTTACAACAAATCAAATATATTGACCTGTCCATCAATCTGAGATTCTTCCAGATTGTAAAATTTGCAAGCTATATAATCTGGATTCCAATCAATTTCCAGTTCGTATTGCAAGCACCTTGGAAATTTGCCACCATAGAAGAATCTGCAATCAGAACAGGTATGCTGATAAACTGTACCGCCAGATTGCTTATACATTTCGCTTATCTTCCTCATAGAATCACTCGCTTTACTCTTGATTTTCCTCTCGCTTTCTTCTTGAAGATACCATTTTTAACACAATCCCTCGGATCACATCCTCTACTATGTTCTTCAATCAAGATATAATCACAGGTTGCATTTGTACTCCATGCATTTTCGCTCTTGCTGTAATAGTCGCATTTCGAGCATTGTCTCCGCTTTAAGCCTATAATTTCAGTGCTTTTTAATTCTCTCCATGGTTTTCTATCTGGCAATTTCCCGCACCTCCCAATCTGGCAGTATCTATAATTTTTAAAAGGTCTGGACTTAGTTTTCTTCGTTCTTGTTCTCTTTGCACTTCTGCCCGGTATGTCCTTTGGAAATTTGATTGAACCACACTCCACCATGTACCATCCACATTTTCAGATACCGCCCATTCTCTAAGTTGTGCCGGGCTTGATACTGCTTTCTGAATGATTTTTGGAAGCTTATCAAACTCTGCTTCTGCATTATATGTAGAGTTCTGAATAGCTTTGCATACCTTTTCCCATGCTTCTGTTTCGTTCAACTCTTCCTTCTGCGGCGCAATGTTTTGTGCGCATTGCCTTAATGCGGCTATTGATGGCTCTTTCCATTCAGTCTGCATATATTTCTTTAATCCAAAACTTAAAAGCTTGTAATCTAGGTCTTTCAAAAGTCCATACCAAGTATCAAAAGCATATTGATCTGGCAGAAATGATGGAGAAGTGTACACAGCTTTCATTGCTTTTACGAGTACCGCCCATTCTTCTCTTGTCATACCCAATTATCCACCTCGCTTACCCTGTTTTGAATTTTCTCCATGTAGCTGCACGGTCTATTCGTAGACTTGTCTGCGTATTGCCCTTCAAATACTTTTGCGAAATTTCCAGGCTTTAAGAACCAGTCAAACGTAACCATCCAGCCATTTTTATTTTGCCCTTGTAGGAATGTGCTGCGTCGAATATTTTCAATCGCTTCCAGAATATCTTCAACACAGTTCTGACGGATTCTAGCTTTTACTGCCTGTTCTCGTTTTGGTGTCATTCTTTTTACAGGAGTAATACCGAATTCTTCCAGAGTATTCCATTCATCAATGGTTCGTTGGACGTCAGTCTGACGAATAGTATCTTTAGATACTATTAAATCATTTATATCTTTTTCTTTATCTTTATCTAATTCTGTATCTAAATCTAATTCTAAATCTTTATCTTTATTCTTATTCTGTTCCGTTACAGTAATGTTACTGTAACGTTTCTGTAACGTTACATCGTCTTTCTTGCAAAGCAATGCGGCCTTATTTTTTTGACGTTCACGATATTCTGCGACCCTTTTTCTGTTTTGATCTCGTATTTTCTCCAATTCGTCTGCACTTTGATGCTCTTCCCAGCCGGGAATAGAAAGTAATTCAGAATCTCTGGTAATCATCCCGAACTTTTCCAGAACTGTTAATGCTAATTGAATAATGCTTTCCTCAAAATCCAATTCATCTGCAAGCATTTTTGTTGTGTATGGAATATTTTCAGTGAGGAAAATAATTCCGTTTGAATTGCATCTGCCAGCCATTGTCAAAAGCATTACCCAAATAAGAACAATATTGTTTCCCTCTGGCATTTTCCTTATTTGCTTAATTTTTCGGTTGCTAAACATTTCAATCTCAATTTTAATCCAGCTTACTTTAGCCATTAATGTAATTGCCTCCTCCAATTCCTGGATTTTTCAAAAGTGTTTATCTCAATTCAACTTCAATTCCATTGATTTTCAGTTCTCCGTTTACCGGTATTACAAGAGATGGAACGCCGTTTATTTCTTTCAGTTCAATCAGAGAAATTTTATCTGGCTGGATGCAGATTGTTGCATCTGGCGTTACAATTTTTGCAGTTTTTGAATTATGGATATTATCAAGGGCAACAGGCTCATTGCTGAAATACATTTCCCAGTTTTCTTTGAAATCCGACAATTTCTCGTCTGGAACTCCGCAATATCCAAAAATCTGTTCCATTTCTTCACATGATACAGTTATCATCTCCGGGCTGTCTTTCTTCTGTTCTCTTACTTCCTGCAAAGATTCAACCAGACTTTCGGTAAAATCGAATGTTGTGCATCCCTCAAAATTATCCATGATGAAATCCGAAAAGACATTGCTTTCATTCCCAGGTATACGTGGAATTGGTGTGCCAAGAACATTTTCGATGAAGTCTGGATGAATATTCTTTATGTTTTTGTTAAAATACAAAGTTCCATGAATATCAGTGCTTCTGTCATTGAATACAGGGAATAAGAATCCTGTTTCTGGTCTTGAGACTACCCAATCACGAATTCTGTCTTTGATGTTATTTTCAGCCACATCATAGCTAAGCCCAGCCTTTGAAAGATTTACTGGACAAATGCTGCACAGAATGTGTTCATAAATTTCTTCTGATGCATCGTGCATTTCGGTTCCATCAGAAGCCTTTCCAGGAATGTCATATACTGCATGAATGAGAACTATGTAATAATTTTCTGGATAGTCATAGTTTTCAATTACTTTGTCGTAGAACTCGTCCAAAAGCTCATCATCTTTAAGCTTACTTGCTCTAATCCGCATAAGAAATTCCTGTGTTCCGCCCTCTTTTTCCTGTGATAATGGAAAATCAAGGTTCATAAGGTTTTTTCCAAGTCTGCCAGACATGGTTTTCTTGAAAATGTCAAAATACTTAAACATTTCTTCCTCTGGAAGAGACAGGAATGCTTCTTTAATTTTGGTTTTCTTATTTTTTTCTGCATCCACATAACAACCACAAATGCGTGTGATTGTGCAATTGGCTGGAGTAAACTGTTTCTTAATTTCTGCGATTTCTTTCTTATTCATGATTAATCCTCCCTATTTCTATTTTTATTTTTGATTTTTTCATAATAAAAAGTCACATCATCTGTAACAATTCTAACAATTCCAAACCTTTCTCCTACTTGAAACGGAATGCTATCCCTCATAAGTCTTTTTGGAATCCCAGAAAGATATTTTCTAAATTCTTCTGGTTTTAAAGCTGATTTGTAATGATTGCAAGAGCGACACGCAGGAAGCATATTGGAAATATCGTCCTCTCCGCCACAACGTATAGGATTTACGTGGTCTACTTGCATATCTTTATATTCCAATGCGCAACCACAGTAAGCGCAATACCCTTTGCATTTTTCATATACTTTCATGCGCTCTTCTTTTGATAATTTTCGCCTTTTTGGAATTTTCATATTTTCGCCTCCAGATTGTTATTTTTGATAGTATGAACAGACTATAAATAGAATCCAAAATGCACATAAGCACAATGCGTTTTCAATGTAATAAATTCTAATAGACACAGTAACAGCGGCTAAAATCCATACAATTGTTTTGACGATGCAGCTATAATAATTCTTTTTGACTAATTCTTTTTACCTCTCTCGCCTGTTTCTTCTCAATCCACTTATTGATTTTTTCATCGGAAATCATGTACATTTGCTTTAACATTTCGATGCAGATCAACACATCTGCAATTTCTTCTATCATGTTATCACGGTTGATTTTTCCACGTTTTGCCTTACTGATTGCCTGGATAAGTTCGGCACATTCTTCCATGCAGACCGTGCTTTGATTGTTTTTTCCGTAGTGCTGAATGCTTTCGGCAATAATTTTTACATTAATGTTATATTCCATCTTATTTACTCCAATCCAATCTCTGCCCACATTTATTGCAATAATCAACTCTACTGAACAGTGAGTTGTGGCATATAGGGCAATCTCCGTAAGCACCAACTTTTATTTTTTTACTTATCCCGAAGTCCATGTACATTTCACTTAATCTGTCTACTTTCTTCGGAATCTGCTTTTCAAGTGCTTTAATAGCTTTTTGTCTAGTTTCTAAATCAACCATAACTAATCCGTCTGGAAGTTCTGGGTATCTTAATTTTTTGATTGTTTCTTTATAATTCTCCTTTACCAATTCAAAATATTCTTCTTTCCATTTCAGAACATTATGAAAATCAAATGAACTATATCCTACATGGTAATAATCCTCACCAACTTTCTTATATTTTAATTCAAAATACGGCTTGTCATCTACAATTCTAAAAATCTGTTCTAATTCCGTTACAATTTCCTTTTCATCTTCAACATGAATACTTGCTTTTTCCATTTTGTTAGCCATTAGTTTTCATCTCCTCCAACTTCTTCTCAGCTTCTTCGCTGGTAGTAAATACTTTTATCCCAATAACATCATCTGAGAAAAATACTTCTCCATAATCTTCTTGGATTGCCTTTATGTTATATAATTTGCTTATCATAGTAATCTGAGATACTTTCATCTTGATAATTGGGTTTCTTGCGCCCTTGTTAATTCGGAATAATATATCCCCAACCTTACACGGCAATCTCACAAGCAATCCCTGTTCTTCTAAGTCTTTGTATTTCTTCAACTCTTTCTGCATTATCGCTAATTTAGCAAGTTCCAATCCAGTAAATGCACCGTTTTCTTTGAGTTCCTTTAATTCTTTTAAAGTGCCAATATCTTTGTAAGACTTTAATTCTTCAAGCCACTCTGCGATTTGTTCATACTCCTTTACATATTGATTTCGTATATCTGCATTTAACTCATTTGCATCTTCTGAACCCATATCTGCATTCTCGATACTCCATTTATAACGATTTGCAACTATCTTTAACTGTTTAATACCATCATCAATTAGAAATCTCTCCATCTACTTCACCTCTTCCATCTGACTTTCTACAGTATCTGCAAGTAACTTCAAGGACTTAATAAACGAGTCCGTCAATGCTGTTTTGTATGGGCTTTTAGTGAATGTTCTGACAAGGCTTACTGCATCCTTGATTTTTTCTTCATCTTCGACGATTTCAGATGCTTCACACAATGTTTTTTCATTGTCTCTGTAAGTAACAACCTTGCTACTATAAAAATTCAATAAGTTTGGAAACGGAATTTCGATAGGGTTTAAATGGTCTTCTCTCGCCCATGTGAATCCCTGAAGCTTTGCCATTTTTATAACACTCAAATATTCTCCCTGTGTCTTTACGAACACGCTCTTCCCTGTTAAATCAATCATCAAAATTTCCTCCTGTAATCTCATCAATACACTGATTCCAGCCCTCCGCAAAGCCAGCATCAGACGTATTGGCTGGATAATCTCCATTGTCTTTTTCTGGCAAATCCATAAGCGGACACCAGTCTGGTCTTGATTTACTTTCACAATCATAATGTTCTTCTGTCATCAGAATTACATCATAATATAAACAGTCAGCTAATTCACAGCATCCCTCATATTCAAGATTTCCACAATATTCAGTTCCGAACGGGCAGCCATAACAATTTTCTGGCGTGTCAATCACTAATACTGATTTGCTCATTCAACTCCACCGCCTTTCACGATTTCGATTGCCCTGCTCAGTCCAGCATTGTATCCTTGATGCACATCAGATAAAATACATTCTGATTCAATGAATTTATCTCTTTCCAATTCGCTAATAGCCTTATCCACATCAAAAACTGTCGGTTGCTCATTGACACAATCAATAAACTCTTTCTGGTCGGAACTAATACTTGTTCCAATTTCCCAAATTTTGATGTATTTAATTAATTCGTCAGCATCAATCAGTCTACTCATTCAGTTTCACCGCCTTTTATAATTTCATCAATTATTGTATCTTCTTCTATGCAATATTTTTCAAATAAATAATTCTCTAATTGTTCCACAACCTTATCCACATCAAAAGCTGTCGGCTGCTCGTCAACAATATGTATATATCTGTCTATAATCTTCTGTATTGGTTCTCCTAAGATATTTTGAAGCAGTATGTCTTTTTTTAGTTTATCTGCGTCGATTAACCGCATTCCTTAGTCCTCCTTATATGGTTCTGGAAGTGGTCGCCATGCTGTAACATCAATCCAATCATAATTGCTATCAAGATAATATCCGTCACAATCAATAAAGCTTGTATCTTGCCATGTTGTTTCTCCGTTAGTAACCAATATTTCTTGTCCGTCATCTGGCATTTTGCAGTCAAGCATATAATGTATATCTTTTGAAATGGATTCTTCTTCACGTTCTTTTTCTGATATCTGATGATATTTTACTGGAATCCAACCATTTTCTTTCTCATCCTCTTCCAGATCATCCAGAAGCTGCTCAAGCATATCTTGAATAACTTTTACATACACCCCAGCGTATTTGTAGCAGTCTGAATATTTATCCGCGTACTGCTTTAATCTGTCTTTGATATGACTCACGCTTCCACCTCGCTATCCTCTGGCATCTGGAACGTCATTCCTTTTTTAAGCATTTCTCCAAGTTCTCCAGCATGTGCTTTGTTTTCTTCCGTTTTTGGCTTCATACTTAATATCCTACATACTTCTGGAATTACATATTTTGTGTATTCCGAATCTCCGTATGCTTCCTGGATCATATCCAGTACTTTCATGGCTTTTGCTTTGGTGGAATATTCTCCTAAAATAAAATATCCTCCACTTCTCTGTGCATCCTGCAAACTCCAACATATAACATTCAATGAATCTGGGAGTTTTAGATTAACTACAATGTTTTCAAACTTTACCAGCGCTGTTTTATCCTGACTTCTGATTAACATTTTGTGTCCTCCTTATCTTTCTCGCAGAATCCTCTGTGTTCATGCACTGAATACTTGATTCCACAACTCCATTTCATGTATGTGAGTTTTTCTCCTGTCAATTCGCATTTGTGTTTTCTTGTATTCAGATATTTACAGGTTCCGTCACAATAGCTCATTTTACTCTCCTTATTCGATGAAATTCGTTCCGCACTGACAATGATAACTAATGTGTCCATTATACTTGCTTACATTTGCTATTACCTTTCTGCCGCATGAAAAGCAAGTTACCTCTTTTGTCAGCGGTTTTGCATATTCTTTCACTTCTTCGTCTTGAATAAACCTCTGACCGCACCAGTGACACTGTTCAGTGCTATATGGCATTTCTCCACAAATAGGACATTCCGGAATCATTCCGTAACCATCATTTACGATAGGGAGTTTGATCGGTTCTCGCTTTGAATAGATATTCCAGAGCTCTTTTCTGCGGTCCTCTTCGTCCTGTACCCTTAACGCTTTGTACTTCTCTTCCTCTTCTTTGTCCCAGTAAATAACACAGGCTTTATCTTCTGGTGAAATGTCTTTGGTGTACGGCTGCGTCGTGCAACGATAGCCCGTTTCGCCCTTTCTTTTTCTTGACTGGCATCTCACACAGCCACCGCATTTTTTATCCAACAATTCTTCTGGATAAATGCTTGTGCTGGAACGCCTTTCTCTTACCGGCATTCCGTCGCTGAATTTAATTTCACTCATTATTTACCCTCCTGTTCCACTGTGCTACAGCTTCTTCCTCTGTTTCTCTCCAGCGTTCAACCATTCCATCGCATTCTGTGCAAGCTACAAGATATTCTTTTCTCGAATCTTCATATTCGCTAATCAGCATTTCTGCTTTTCCTCCGCAAAACTGACAAGGTTTTAATTTCTCCATTTTCATCCTCACTTACGCTCCAAATCTTCTGACCAATTCTTTATTCAAATCTGGAATCCGTACATCTGTTTCAGATTCCAACTCTTCAACCATGCTCATAAAACTTCTTTCTCCACGGTTCGCTTGACCTACAAACTCATTTGCACAATTAATCACGTCCAAAAGTCTTTTAGTGGAAAAGCCATGCAATTTCCGTAATGCCAACATGGTTGTTACCGTGTTAATTGTATTCGCCCAGTCATCATTCTTATAATTCTGCATAGAATCACGATATAATTCACATTTTAATTTCATTCATTCCACCTCTTTTAACCGTTCGCTCCCAATATGAAAATATTTTTCTTCTTTCTCAAAACCTAAGAATCTTCTACCTGTAGTTCTGCAGGCAACTCCTGTGCTACAGGAACCGGCGCAATTATCCAAGACTAAATCACCTGGATTTGTGTATGTTTTGATTAACAATTCCATAAGCGATAACGGTTTTTGTGTTGGATGTAGCGCGCATTTTTGACTGTCTTTTGCAAAAGTCCACACAGATGTTGGGAAACGCTCTGTACTGTCATAAGAAGTTAATCTGTATTTCCCATAGTTTGTTGTTTCTTTGCATTTAACCTTATGTTCCACTTTACTTATTTTTCTTTTGTTTCCAGTTGTTTTATGTGGATTATAAGTAGGAAGTTTTTTATAAAAAACACAAATATCTTCATGTGACCGAAGAGGCATTTTGTTAGCATTCAAAAATCCTGTAGGTTGTGTTTTCTGCCATATCAAGTTATATCGCCACATATCACGATTACTTTGCATTAAATCTGCAGTAAACATTCCGTTTGCAAATAATATAATGGCACCATGCTCTTTAATAATTCTTTTATACTGTTTCCATAATGGCTCAAACGGAATAACCGAATCCCATTTATTTCTTGCTGTTTGTCCATATGGAAGGTCGGTTAAAATCATGTCTATTGATTCGTCATCAATCAATTTAAAGCCATCGAAACAATCCATACAGTAAAAACCGTCATTTATCATCCTCAAAAGAAGCCCGGTGCACCCTTACGTCAGCTGAAGGCAAGCTCCTTTCATTTTTTATTTTTTATCTTTGGAATTTAGCCAGTAGAACTACTGGTGTGTTAGAATCAGTGATAGTTTTCTTCGTTGAGTAAGTCGTTGAATTTTTCCAACGCATTAATAGATACTTTGTTATTTACTTTTTCTGGTCTGATTGATACGTTTAAGTGAGTATCAATGATGTGTTTTAGTTCTCGCGCAAGGGTTATTTTGCCTTGCTGGATTCCATCTCTATATCCTTTTGCCGGACGAAATTCATTTATTTTTTCTTTCCCTTCTCCTTGGCTTCCAGACGTTTTATTGTATCGGCATTGGTACCCTTTTTTTGTGTATTCCAATATCCAATACTGTTCCATTTTATCAAGCTGTTCTACTGGATAATGGATAAAATTTATTTTCCACCCATACGGATTTTCTTTACTGTAAAATCCTCTCTTCTTTATTGATAAATCAATGTGCTGGTACCCAGTAAGATGAGAACACATCCGTTGAATTATATGTACTGCTTGCCCTATATAAAAGTATAGGATTTCGTTTTCATCAGTTCTGGTTAAAAAATAAATTCCACTGCCATCATCAAGCTTCGGATTGATTTTCAGAAGCCTTTTTCGGTTCGTTGCTTCAATAGCTTTTGCCTGTCTAAGTTTTTTATAATCCAACCGGAATCACCCTTTTTCAATCTGGTCAATTAGTTTCTTGCATTCATCTTTAACATAGGCAAGTGAACGAATTTTGCAATCTGGATCTTTATTTAATTCTCTCCAGCAATATCCCATTATTTTAAGCATTTTTTTGAATCCTGGTTCTTCCCCGAAATACTGTTCTGCTGTCTCAATATCATAACCATCGAAACAATGAGCGCAGTCAAATCCAATCCACCATATATCATCATCGTCACAATCGTGTAAAAATGGTTCTGAATAAGTAACTCCACCATGGCAGTCAAGATAATCTAAATCATCAACACTTTTCTTTGCCAGCTTATGGCTGTTAGGTATTCCAACGTATCCGCATCTGTATGCTCTCGGCATGAACAGAACTACACACGGATAGCCTTTATACTCGAATTTGGTTTCTAAAACTGGTTTCATTATTTTCTCTCCTTTCTATCCAAATGCAACCTGTCCATTATTCTGCATATAAATCATCGGTGAAGCCTTACGTTCTCCGATTTTCAAATATGAACAATTTGCTTTTACTAGCGCTTCTGCTACAACCGGCACGACACTATTTCCAATTCTTGCTACCTGTTTTGCAATAGGGTAATTTCTCCACTTGTAGTCTCGGTCAATGATGTAATCTTTTGGAAACCCCTGCATCACCTTTAGTTCTTCTGGCTTTAACATTCTGAGAAAAATATCTGATATGATGTATTTCTCTCCATGAATATCAACCAGAACATTTACCAGCCCGAACCTGTCTTTTGTGGTAATGGTTCCAAGCGGCTCATTCAATACCTGTCCACATCCTGTCCCATAATATTTAACCAGAAAAGCGGATATCACGCCAAAATGACCGGGTGAAGTAGTAATCGTATGCAGTGGCTCGTCACATCCTTGACCGATTCCAGTCTTGTAATATTTCGTGATAAAAGCTGTCACAAGTCCATATCTGTTTGACGTATCAATGGTCTTAATCGGCTCTGTCAGTAATTGTCCTCTGGAATCACCTTCTCTAGTTTCTCCATGATACTGAATGATAAACGCCAGTGCATCTTTATTCTTTACAATGTATGGTTCTGTATTATCAACGATATATTTCTTAATTCCATTTGCAATGCGTTTCTGTGTTGCTTCTGCCAGTGGCTTTGAACGGTCAAATATACTTTTGCCTAAATCTGACCAGTCAATGTAATCTCCGCACTGTTCATATGGTTTCAGACCGTCTGTTCCAAAACGATTATGTGTAGGCTTTGGCCATATTATCTGCTTTCCATCCCTACGAAATACCGCATACCAACGTTTTCTTGTAGTCGGCGCTCCATAATCCGCAGCTACGACTTCTCGGCTATCAAATTCATATCCAATACTTTCCATTGCTGAAATAAATTTTCGGTAATCTTCTCCGGCTCTTTCTTTTATTGGATGTCCTTTGTCATCAAGCGGACCCCATTGCTGAATTTCTTCCACATTTTCCATAATTATTACATCCGGAAGAATTTCTTTGGTGTGTTTATATACCGCCCATGGAAGAATGCGAAGCCCCTGTTTTCTCGGCTGACCGCCTTTTGCTTTTGAATGGCTTGTACAGTCTGGAGAAGCCCACATCAATGCTACGTGCTGATTTCCGACATATTTCTGCAAATCTACTTTGAAAATATCTTCTGTCAGATGTAGCGTTCCGGGATGATTAGTCTTGTGCATTAGAATTGCATCTGGATCATGGTTAATTGCTATGTCTACAGGTCTACCAAGTGCCATTTCAATGCCTACTGATGCGCCGCCGCCCCCGGCAAAGCAATCTATAATTAAATCTTTCATTTCATCTCCTAACTAAACGGAAATTCATCTTCCATACCGCCTAAATCCGGCACATCCATGAAACTAGGTTCTGGCGGCGGTACTGGTCGTGTGTCTGTTTCCTGTGCCTGTGGTGACTGGCTTTTTCTTTCTGCAAATTCATGCTCTGCAACAAGGCAATCATTTGAGTAAACTTTTTCGCCATTTTTGTTCGTATAGTTTCCGGTCTGCCATTCTCCACGCACATTTACTTTCGTTCCTTTTTTAAGATATTTCTCTGCGAATTCTGCATTTTTCCCAAGACATACGCAAGTGATAAAGTCAGATTTTCTTTCTGTATTCTTTTTCACTCTTCTCTCGACAGCCAAAATATATCTTGCGATTTTGGTATCATTCGTTCCCATTCTGATATCTGGATCAGCAGTTAATCTTCCAGAAAGAATAACAATATTCACAATTTCTCACCTCTCAATCTGAATGTCGCATCTAATAAGTGCGTGTTTAATTTTCTTTGCATTTCCTGTTACAGTTTCTTCTTTCCCGATAACAAAGGAAATATCATCTTCTGTTACATTGAATCCTTTTGTTTTTATATGCTCCATGATGATTTCTTTAATTTCATCTGTGCCAATTCCAATTGTTATTTCCAATGGTGTTACCTCCCTGGCTTGTATGCTGGTGGCATTGGTTGCCATGCAATGACTGGGTAATATGCAATTCCGTGTTTTTTTACCATGCCCCATCTTTCACCACCTAAATATGTAAGGCTTGTTGGTAACTCGGCGTCTTTTATGGTAACGTTGTATTTTATCCTATCTTCTGGGCTTTCTCTCACATCTGGCTCTGGCGGCAACTTCACTTCTGTTGGAATCCACATATCCGCAGAACTGTATGAGCAAATCAGTTCTTCAACTTTCTTGATTGCATCATTCCAACCTTTGTCGTACTTGCATTCCGGTTCGGAAGGTTCTGACTTTTTCAGTTTGTAAAGTGTTTTTAAGAAGATTTTCATTAATAATCATCCTCCTTTAATCTATCAAACGAAATTGCTACTGGCATTTTCCATTCAGATTCTGTACACTTAACAATAGCCTGTAAAAAAGAAGCAACAATATTCTTTCTGAAATCTGCACTCTTTAGCTGTTTTCTTATCTCTTCTGCAAATTCCTCACGGTTTTCGTTTACATATTTTTCAATTTCTTCCTTTACCGTGTTTTTTACAATGTCTTCTGCGAGCCAGTCAAAATATGGTCTTGCGTTCCAACTCCCTTTATCGCAAAATTTTCCTTCTTTATTAACATACCTATTCGTCATTGTTTTTATCGCATCACGTACAATAACGGATGGGTCTCCTAATGCCTTTACGATTCCGGCGTGAACTTCTTCTTGTATTGCTGCTTTTATTACATCGTCACTGATATTTAAACTCATCATATTTCCCATAGCTAATCCTCCTTAACTTTCTCAATAGTTTCTTTTATTGCTTCTTTCACAGCCTTGGTTTTAATCATCTTATCTGCCAAGGCTTTTGCCGCTTCCTGTACGATCACGCTTTTATTATCTTCTAGTATCTCGGAAATATGAGAATGTATCATCCTACACAACGGCTCATTGGTTTCTCTACTACCATATAACTCTTTTTTATAAATAACTCCTTTGATTTCTTTAGTAATCTTTTCAACTACCCTGTCCTCAACATTTTTACGGATTTCCTTTGCAATTTCTTCCTCATTAACACCAATCGTTACTGGTATACTGAATACGCTCATTTACAGTTCTCCTCTCCTGCTTCGACCGCTGATTTAAGGGTTTCGTAATAATTAATTCTGCCTTTTAATGTTTTTAATTCATTGTCGTATTTTTTTAAAAATACTTCTTTTGCTTTTTGATAATCAGGTGTATCTAAGACAACAGCCTTACTGTAGTCATTTATAAAGGAGCCTATTGATTCTTTTCTTACAAACGAAGCGTATACTCCGTTAGGGAATTCGGTTTTTGGTTTATATGTCTTTGGCTTTTCTATTACCTCACACTCTTCAAGATGAAGATTCCATTTACCTGTTTTTCTATCCGTGTCCAGAATGTAAAAATACAGTTTCATTTTAGTTTCCCCTTTCAATCATTCAGTCGAATTGTTTTCCTTATCATCTTCAATTGCTTTCCCGATACAAGCCATAACAGATGCAGAATCAAGCAATATTTCCCTTTCTCTGATGTTTCTTCCGTCTTTTTCATGCCAATCTCCCACTATATAAAGTTCGGCATTCGCAGAAAGAATATCTGTTTTCATGTCCCAGTATTTAATATGAATTTCATAAGCTGCATTTGCAGAAATTGGATTTACATAAATTCCTTTTGTTACTTCTTTCCAATCTTTCAAATCAATTGCTACCATCTATTTCTCCTTTCAAAACGGACATAAGTCCAAGTTAATTTCCAGTCCAGGTGCTGCAATCTGGACGAGTGCATCATCCCAAACCACCGCTTCTTTAATCTCTTTCAAAATCTGTTCCGGGTCAGCTGCTTCATTACTCAAATGCACCAATGTTACCGTCCGTAATGCTGCCGTATGGTTCGTATTTACCAAGCTTTTGCAAGTATCTAAGGAACAATGCCCTTTAAGCCTGTGCGTGTAATTTTCAGCTGTTTTGTCAACCAATTCTCCACAATAGTTGCACTCAATAACCAAGTGGTTCAGTCGCATTGCTTTGAAATTGTATCGGCAAAACTCAAAGTCTGTCATGTACAGTAGCTTTCCCATTTCTTCATGTTCCACGATATACCCATAATTGAAACATGGAATAAGTTGCCCTGTGTCCTTATCCCTTGTAGTATGTGGCAAATAGAACGGTATTACTGTAAACGAGCCAACCCGAAACGGTCTTTTCTCTGGAACTCCTTTCATCAATTCGCCAGTGATGATTTGCAGATGTTCCACGGTTTCATCATTGGTGTAAATCTGAATGCCTAAATTCATCAGATTTTTAAATGATTCACGGTGATCACCGTGTTCATGCGTTAGAAGCACGCCAGAAACATCACTTGTTCTGTAATCAATAGCTTTCAGAATGTCTTTGTATTTGCATCCGCAGTCAAGAAGAAGCATTTCTCCGCTGTTGGATTTCAAAACATAGCAGTTTCCATGTGTACTCCCTGTATTTACTATTCTCATGAACATTTTTCATCACCTCGCTTTCTGTTTATTTGTAGCTATTTAAAATTGAAGAAGCAGTTTCTCCAATCATATTTTTATCGTCCTGCTGATATGGAGGAGCTCCGCGCCATAATTCTTTCATATCTTTTAAATCTGTAGCCACCATTGCGTCCCTTATTAATTGAAGCTCTTTAAGCGATAATTCCACAGTCACAATGGAATCCCAATTTATTTTCTTTCTTCCTATTTCTTTCATACTTCATCATTCTCCGGGAACTGAAACACAATGTTTGCAGGCTCGAATTTCATATCTGGGCTGTTAACCATGGTTTTAATGATTCCGAAACCTCTTGCAGCCATTTTTATGCATTCTTCGTAATCATCATCGCTCATTTCAATGTTTTGTGCTAAAAACATTCCTGCATACACTTTATGCAAAGCTTTCATAGCTTTTTGGGCTTTTTCATCTGTCGAATAACGAGCCATGACTGTTCCTTTTTCACCTACCATTGGCACATATGCTCTTATGATATTTCCAGTTCTGCTTAATGATGTGATTTCATAAGGAACATCAATTTCCCCATTCTGACTTGCTAATCTCATTCCTACTCACCTCCGAAAAACGTTTCTCTCATATCAACAGGCTTATATTTTTTATGCATTAAAGCTTTGTTCTTTCTGGCTCCCTGTGGGTCATTGCAGACAAATGATTTGCATATCTCCGGTCTAACAGGGTAGATTGAACATTTCTCTTTTGCCTTATCGTCCATCAGAAACGGACAGGTTAAATCCATTAATGAAGCAGTGAAATTATGTCTGCATTCCTTGATATGGTGTTTGCGAATGTACCACTTAATCTGTTTGATTTCCTTGGATGATATCGGTATAAAATTTGAACAACACGAACCGCATTCTGAACATTTCCCATCTACCGTGAAATCATAAAGTCCGCTGTTCATATTGCTTACAACTTCTTTAATTGTTTCAATTACACTGCTGCTCATATCAGTTTTCCTCATTCACGACAATACCGCCGTGGATAATAACTCTCTTTCCGTCAGAATCATCAAAGTAAACTTCATTCTCTGATTCGGAAACATCAAACTTTCCAGACCAGGACTTAATTTTACCGCCGTTGTAATCGTAAACAGTTACGGTACGGTTCAGACCACCGTCAATATCACTAGACAGTGATTTTAATGATCTGCTACAGGAAGAACAACCGCTAAACATTGTGATTGCTGTAATCCCTGTGATTAATACTGCTGTCTTAATACATTTATGCTTCATTTTGGCTCTCCTTTTACATTGTAAGTCGGATTATAATGAGTACCACATATGTAATAACATTTAAAAGAATAATTAAATTGGTTCGATTGTATTCATTTTTTCGAATAAAAGTTACTATCCATATCAAAAGTGCTATTGAAAGCAAAATAATAAGCACAATTGTGGAAGTTTCCATCCTACATTTCCTCCTGGCTCATAAATGACGGAATTTCTGTTTCCACTGGCTCTGCTGCCGGGATTGGTTCTTTCTCTTCTGTTTTTACGGTTTCGGCTACGGTTGGCTGCTTTGGCTTTTCTTCGATTGCTTCTGGCTGTGGAATGAATTCTTCTACATTGGCATTCTGTTTGATTTCTTCCTGCACTTCCCTGTACGTAGCATCCATCATGTTATATTCATAAGCCTGCACCGGATTATCCCATTTCTTAGGAATAGACTTCATAATGTTGTTTCGCATCTTACGAATAATCATTGATTCTCTGGATTGTGTTTCATAATAAGACGGTGAAATATACGGTCTTAATTCCTCACAGTCAATGATTGCTTCCAGTTCTCCAATGTCAGAGACCTTTTTCATGATTTCTTTTTTCTTTGCTTCAATTTGAGCTTTCTGCGCATCTGTAGCTTTATATCTGTCCGCACAAATTCCAAACGTTTCATTCTGGAGATTATTCTTGATGTGCGCTGCAAGATTCTTCAGTACATCTGCTCTTTCGCAAGAAAGGTATTCAATATGTCCGTCCTTATACTGAATCGGATATACGATACGGACTACCTTACCTACACCAGATTCTTCCCATTCTGGCGGTGTGATTTCCACACCTTTATGTCTTGGTGGGATATACTTATCACCTTCTCTGACTTTCCAGTACGGGAATACTTTAGCTACATCGACACCATATCTGCTTACAAGAGCGTCATTTCCATCGCCCTCAATCGCAAATTCGATTTTCTTCTCCCACTGAGGTTTCTGCCCTTTCGCCGCTATGTTTACGTTTCTGATTTGGAAATAACACTCTCTCGGCTGTGCGTTTGCGTTCAGTTTTAACGCTGCTACTTTGCTCAGAATGAATTTAAGGTTAGAGCCATTAATTGCTTCAAAACTCACTCCACTCTCATGCACCATCTGGAAAATAGATCCCATTGCTGCCACTACGCAATCCTTTGAGTAGGAATCAAATTCCATTCCTCTTGAAGTTAAATCTCTTTCCATTAAATCAACATAACGATTTGTGTAGTAGGAAAGCTGTGTGTTAAAATTTGCTACCTGTGTGTTTTCTGTCATTTTAATTCTCCTTTTCTTTATTTATATGCTCAGTGGCATATGAAACAGGATGAAATAATTTGTCCTATGTTGAATTGTAATTTCCTGTTCTTTCATTAACTGTTTTATTTTTTCCTGTTGTGCTTTCCGGGCATTCACCCGGATTCATATGCCACCGATTTTTTATTTACTATACGTGGAATCTGCCTTGAAAAAATGTTTTCCCCATGTTGCTGTTAGCATTTTCCCCTCCTGTTTGTCAGATTACTTTCAAATCCCCATCTGTCACTCTTAGCACAATCATCTGCCTGTCTAACATAGGTATCCTGCTTTTGTCAATGCTCTCAGAATCATCAATCCAAAGCGGAAGATTCAGCCCATTCATTTCCTGTAATCCATTTAGTAAATCAACCTCGCAAAGAATTTTGTCGGAATGATTCAATCCGCTGTTGTAGTCGATTCCATTACAGATCATCTTGCAAGTCTCCACTGGGTTCCCCTCAATCGTGTAATCAAGGAAGCTGAACTGAAAATGATGGAAAAATGGATTGATTTTCTCTGCCAGTGCCTTATTCTTCTGGATTGAGAAGTTAAGAACGGTATCAATGTTCTTTTCAATATCAGCTTGTACCTGTCCAAGGCTTTTCAGTTCCTCATTCAGTTCGGCTACTCGCTTTTCTTTCTCTGTGACTGCTGCCTGTGCAATCTTAATGTCTGCATCCACATTGGAAATCTGTTTCATAACATTGCTGATCTGCATTCTTAATTCCTGTTTCTTTCCAGAAACATCATCAAATGATTTCAGTTTATCTTCAAGTTCTGCAATTCTCGCTGTAACCGCAAGATATTCTTCATCATTTGTCATATCTACAGATTCTGGAAGCTCCGTAAATTTGGACTGCTCTTCCTCGATCTGCTTAGTAAGTTCAGCAACTTCATCCTGCGCCACACTGATTTCCGACTGTAATTTGTTGATTTCCTCGTTGGTTTTCTTTAATTTTGCAGCGGAAGTATTTCCAAGGTCGCAGACATATTTAAGATTGTTCTGTTTTTCTGATTCAAAGGATTCTTTTACTTTCAACTGTGCTTCAATTCTGAACTTCTTCTTTTCTTCAAAGGAGGCTTTCAATTCGGAAATCTGTTCTTCTGGCAGTTCCTGTCCACAGGTCGGGCAAATAGTTTCTGAATCATTGAATGTTTCGGCTTCAATAGCTTTCAGCCCAGAATCATCCCACTCCATTTCCTTGATTCTTGGATAGTCCTGTCTGGCTCTATCCAAGTCAGCTTTTGCCTGTTGTGCTTCCCTTATGTGGTTGTCCAGTTCCATTCCAATAATACGAATGCTTGATTCCTTTTCTGATTTTTTTAACTTAAGTTCGGAAACTGTATCAGAAATGAATTTTTGTCTGGCTCTTAACCATTCATTCGCCTTGCTAACCAGACCATCCCTAGAAGATTTCAGTCCTTGGATTTCATATGAAAGGCTGTCATAACCCTTTGCTGAATCTTCAAGAATCTGTTCCTGTTCTTCCAGTTTGGAAATCTCCACATTAAGTTCCTGCTTTTTGGATTCTAGGGAAGAAGTGTCTTCTGCTTCAACGCTTCGATTGGTTTCATATGCAATCTCCGTGTTTTTTGCATCAACTTTTTTCTTTTGCGCATTCAGTTCCTTTCGGAGCTTCTTCAAGGTATCCTCTACGGAATGCCCCTTTGTGATTTCTTCCACATGAGCGTACTGTGGATTCTCTTCCATAAACTGAGCAATATCGAAACCAGACATCTTTTCCAGTACCTTTCTGGATTCTGCGGTTGACTTCTGTAATGTGTCCAGAAATGGTTTTGGATTACTGCACATCAGAAGTGTTGAAGGCTCTGCTATTGACTGGATGAACTCGGTATAATCCTTTGATTTAGCCGAGAATCCGTCAATTTCATAAGAAGTTTCATTTCCATCGAACACCTCTTCGGACTGTCCTCTTGGTTTCCTCCACTTCTGCTTTGTGATTTTGCGGATCACTTTTTCTTTCCCATCAATCGAAAGTGTAAGCTCTCTTACAACATCAACCTTTGGCACTTCCACGCCATTTTCTTTTCTGCGAATAGAAGTCGGTTCTGTACCATTTGCCATCTTTCCTGTCAGAACATCCAAATATGCGTCCTGCAATGTGGATTTTCCTTCTCTGTTTCTACCAGAAATCTCTGTTCTCGGAAACAAATCTACAGACTTACTTGGAAACTTCTTGTAATTCTCCAAGTAAATTTTTTTTACTTCCACTTTCATGCTCGATTATCCTCCCTATTGATACCTCGTATGCAGTTCTAAGCTCTATTTCATCACCAGATAATTTTTTCCGATAAATTCGGCTCTGGATTCTTCCGATTATTTTTACGAAATCTCCAACCTTGAAATCAGCAGCTTCTCTGGCTTCTTTCCACCATGCTATACATGGGATATAATCTGTTCTTCGCAAGTCATATTCATTGCAAGCAATCATCAAATCACAGATTTCTTTTCCTATTGGTGTTTTGCGGTAAATAGGAGGCTTGCAAAGATAACCTTCCAGAATGATTTTGTTTTCACCTTCTGCACTCCCATCACCATCTCCACACCAGATTGTTTCTGCTTTGATTTCAAGAATCAAATGTAACTTTCCACTTTCATGTTTGTTTGAAGAACTGTATCTTCCTTCAACATAAGCGTGTTTTCCAATCTTTAAACCTTCCGTCTGCTTTTCTTCAACAATTACTGGAAGCAAATCTACGTTCCCACTGGTACGCTTTGTTCCAACATAGAATCTTTTGAATTTATCTCCATCTTTGAAAAATACATCTGTCTGAATGTCCATTAACGTACCGTATAATTGAACTTTATTCTTATTATTCTTCATCCTCCAATTTCTCCATTTCTTTTACGGAAATCTCATATACACTTTCCGTTTCTTCCCCATTAACATAAACATCACGGCTCATTAACCTGCCAGTCACTTTAATGTAATCATTCCTTTTAACATCTACCGCCAGATCAGCACCTTTTCCCCATAAAGTGCAGCGAATAAAATCGGCTCTTTCTGAAAAATCTCTTGGAATTGCCACAAAAAGATTTGAAACTTTCCTGTGCGTTACTGGCGTAAGTTTTGCATATGGCTCTTTCGTGCAACTTCTGGCAATAAACTCTACTTCGTTTATATCACCATCCGGAACCTGTTCTTCCAGGATTTCCACTTCATCTGCTGCGATATAATTAGCATTGTGGTGCTTATTTGGATTTTTAGAAGTGTCCATGCTTCTGATTGCTCCTGTTACCACAACTTCTTTTCCGTTATAATCATTGTCACGTACAATGGAATCTTCTATAACAATTGGAAACATATCTACTGCACCACTTTTGCGAATAACTGTCAGCATGAATTTGTAATAGTATCTTCCGTAATGTTCGTGGCTGAACACTATTTCCCCGGCTCTGCCGGATAATCTTACTTTATTTAATCTTTGCATTTACTTTTCCTCCGTTCCTAATATAATAGGAAGAAACACTATTGAGAATAAGACTGTTGATATGAATAACACCCCGATAACATCAAATGATGTAAGCATCCATGTGATTGAGAAGATTACTGTAAACATCCCTATTCCTACAAATATTTCTCCTATTGTCTTTACCACCTCTTTCATTTTGTCCTCACTTTCTTCTGGATGTGGTTACTGCAAGTGCAGTTGCCAGAATAACGATAATTACATTTCTTGCCATCAGCTTTTCTTCCAGATCAGCAATGATTTCACTGGAAAGCGGCTGATTTTCGCCATTTTTTTGCATAAAAAGTCCTCCTGTTATATTTTTGTTTGTCAAATACAGGAGGTTGTGTTATAATAATCCTGTATTTAACTAACTCGTTCTTAGTTAGATACCGTCCTGGTTGGTGTTACCGCACCTTCCAGGGCAACTTAATCTACTTCTACAAATTTTCCGTCTTTCAACATATAGAAAGTATCTTCTTTAATGTTTTCTCCATCTACTTTTGCTGATTTAACATCTACAATATGATATTCATTATTAATTTCTTTCCACTCAGCTAAAACAATAAAACATCCGATTTTTCCTTTAGCTTTTGATTCAATTCCTGTAGCTAACGCAATGCTTTCTTTTCCTTCGACAATTGCCGCTGACTGATATCCGGTATTGGTTGCCGCTG